AAAACGATCGTATTCTGTCTGGTTTGTGTGGGCTAATAAAAATTCATCTGCATAAATTAATGGAAATCTTCCAGTTTTAATATTCTTTTCTTGTGCCAATGTTAGCAGAACATAGAGGAATTTCTGATCGACCTTGAGCATTTCGACGAACTCCATCATCCCGCGATTTGCTATATTTAACTCCCCATCAAATCTGTACGCTCTAGGATCAGATTCTGCTCCATATTCCCCAATCTTGCTAAGATCCATGGAGCCAACTAATTCTGAAATATCTTGGCTCTTTTTATCTGACGGCACGAAGGTTCCAATTCCAGTTCTAGACTGCTCTGATAGTATCACTCTCTTTACTGGGAGGTCTAGAAAGTTCCCATCGTATTTATCTCGAAGGATAAGACCCATAAGAGGGCTTAGCTGCCCACGGATTAGGATGCCGTGCTCCTCCTTGAACTGGCCCCTTAGGCTTTCGGGAATTGCGCATAACGGGTCCTCCTGCATTGGGGAGTCTGAGAGTCCGTATAGGGCGCCCTCGTCTATTCTGGAAAATGCCTCCATTCCTCTTTTTAGCGAAATGGCCAACTGAGACTTACCACTAGAAGTTGGTCCAAACATTAAAAGTATTCTTCGAGAAACTTCACTGCCAGTAGCTGCGGCCCGAAGGTAGGACATGATTTCTTCTATTGATTCGTCAATACCAAATAAATCATTTTCAAAGAATTTATAATTTGTTATATTGCCATCCTCGTCTCTGTCAATTCCGGCGTGTTCGATCATCTTTAGGGCCCGCTCGTGAGCACCCATATGAATCGAGGGATTCGTGATTACCATCTCGATATAATCTTTGAGAGTGCCCTTCCACAAGGACTCTTCGCCGGCCTCAATGTGCTCGCCTAGCGCGTCTAAAATTGAAAGATTTTTCTTTGAAGTCTTTTTTGGCATTCTACTTTTCTCCTGCTTATTTTTCTTCACCAAAGATGTCACGAATAGCTCTCTGGTCACCTTCTCTTATTTTATTAGTAATAACCCTGGCCTCTTCTTTTGCTTTTTCAACTATTTCTTCTTTTCTTCTTTCTATCTTACCGAAGGGGGCCGAGACTTTTCTGATCAAAGTTTTATTTTGACATTCATCGCATAAAAGATCTTCAAAATGATTATTACAAATTAGTTGTTTATATTTTAAAATTCCATAATTAAAATTATGCTGAGTCAAGCATTTGGTACATTCAAATGTATATTTTGGCATTATGCCTCCGAGGTTTCTTTATAAAAGAGCAAATCATTTTTAAATTCTATATTTCCAGATAGAGACAGATCTCTTAGTAATTTTTTTTTGAACTTTTCATCAGTTATTACTACGCTTATTTCCAAATCATTAGTTTTTGTGTCATATTTAATATTTTTAATCTTTCCAACCTTTTTTTCTTTCATTCCATCCCCAGTGCGGCGAGCGCCTCTAGTATATGTGGATTAGACTGATTCGCCATAAACAGCAATAGGCTCTTATCTAATTTTTCATATTCACAAATCATATATGACGGTATGTCAATTGCCGGAATCGCCTCGGGCCGGTCCGGACTGCCCATATATTTGTCAAGAGGAATGGCTCTAATATACTTATCGCTTCGGCCAACTTTTACGATCAAATATGTTCGATCTTTTTCGAAGATAGTGCTGATCTTGACTATATCTTTTGAGCGGAGATTATTTATATCTGATGGCTTAAATTGCATTTTCATCTCCCGGATCCTCAACCCAGTCATCCGGGAAATCTTCAATTCTAGACTTTGCGAAAACTTTTCTTAGCGAGACGGTCCCCTTTGGGCCGTCTCTATTTTTTACAATATGTATTTGCATATCTTCTCGTAACTGCTCGTCTTCTCTGTTCCCAATTATGAACGCAATGGCTGCATTATCTCCAATCATTTTGCTTCGGCCAAAATCCTCAAGGCTAACATTGTCTTCTTGTTTTCCGTTCTTTTTTCTTCCCGCGGCCTTTCTTTGCGCTGCGGTTATAACCGGAATGTCTTTTTTTCTGCAAAACTCATGCATCTCTTCGGACACCTTTCCGACGTCGAGCCAGTCGGATCCAGCGGTTCCAAGGACTGGCTTCATTAGTTGCAGGTAATCGATAAAGATTGCATCCGGCCTAAATATTCCCATAATACTTTCAAACTTTGCTTCGATCTCTCCCATGGTAGAGCCGCGTGGCAAATCGAGTATATAAAATATTTTATCATAGTTTTTTTGAAACTTAAGACCCTTTTTCCATCGTTTCTTTTCGCCATCTTTTAGCCGCCCGCGCATAACTCCGCGGTGGGATACTTGCGCTATATTCGCATCAAGCCTCTGCTCTAGCTGCTTTTTGCTCATCTCGAGTGATACATATAAAATATTTTTTCCATCATTAGATGTAATATCGCCAGTTTCCGGAGAATTTGTTCCCCTCCATGCATTTATGGCCATATTCATCATCAATAATGACTTGCCCGATGAGCTTGCTCCGCCGATCACCAACATCTCTGAGTTCTTAATCCCCCAGGTATATTCATCTAGCGCAGGATATCCTGATAAAAAGCCGCGTATTTCTTCTGGGTTTTCCGCCGTATATTCATAATCTCTAATTCGGTCCTCAACCGACATTGAAACCATTCCCTCTGAAAATACATCGTTTTTGTACAGCTTCTCAGTCTGCGAAAGTACTTTTTTCAAGCCCTCATTGAAATCCTCAACCGACTCCTCCCCCCTCTCTACATCCTCTGCGACCCCTCCTACTTTGCTAATTAGAAATTTATTATAGCGCTCTTTTATTTTATCTAAAAAATATCCGACTTCATTTGCGGCACATGACTCTTCTTCTATAAATCTTGCGATCTCTGAGTCCTCTCCCTCTTCCTCGAGCAAGGAATATAGGACATCAAAAGATGGCGGAATCTTGTGCCGAGAATAATATTTATACATTGCAGCCTCTGCCGGCTTCATGGTCGGAAGAACAACTTTGTTTAAAAGATCATGCTCTATCTCTCTATAGATCCCATTTAGCTCGATTGAGCCTTTTAGCATCCAGTTTATAATCTTAGCATCTATCATTTAGCTCTCTTTCTGAAGTCCGATCCGGAAACTACATATTCTTTTAAAAATTTTGAAAACAAAGACTCGGTAGACCTGGAAAAGCTACCGGCCAATACGTCCTTGAGTGACGGGGTATTTGAGCAAATTATCGTCGGCATCTTATTTTGGAACCTATGCCGAAGAACCCTCTCCATAGTTTGTCCGAACAGGAGTTCGGCCTTTTCGGACGGATAGACCCATCGGGAATCATACTCGTCGATTACTATAAAATCCGTCGATGTTATCTTGGAAAAAAAATTTCGGTCTTCGATTGAGTCTTGGATCATATCGCTCATATTATAGTACCCAGCCGAGTAGCCTTTTGTGATTGCTATTTTCAAAAAACACGCTGCCATATACGTCTTGCCGGTACCTAGCGGGCCAATAAACCCAAAGGACTCTCCGTCATCGTACATTTTATCTATATTCGTTATCTTCGGCTCCATTGCCGACTTGAACCTCCTATCTCCGGCGAAGTCTTTGAATGAATGCTTCCAATATTCGAGTGGAATTTCGGCGCTGGTGTATCTATCAACCCTAGAGAATTTCTTTGAGCACTGGTTGCAGGTATTTTCTCCGCACTTATCACATTCATTTTTTATCAACAATTTTTCTCTATCTAATTTACTCTTTGGGATCATCATCGCCCTCTATGACAAAGTTCATGCCACTAAGGCCTCCTTTTGCGTCCGGCTCTCCCCCGAAAAATGCAGAAAAATTATTATCTTCACCATCATCAATGTGGTTAAGCATCGATTTTGGAATCGACATTGCGCTTTCATCATAATGCAATCTATTTTCTGGAAAAGAAGTATCAGCTGCCTTTGCTGGCTCTCCCTCTTCGGGTCCAAGGTGCTGAATTGGAGCCGATGCCCCCTTTTCGAGTATGCTCATCGCTGAGACCTTGCTTTTAAATATCAAGTATAATTGTCCATCGGACCTCACCACTAGGTTTTCATCGCTTGTCGACTCAACGATCCCCGTTAGGGTCCATCCTCCGTCTAAAAACAGCGCGGCTGTTAGTCCTTCTAATTTGTGCTTCATTGTATTAACCCAAGTTGTTTCGCTCTACCTATAAGGGCAGCTTCTGGCTCATGGGGCGAAAGCGAATATGTTTCTATATATCTTTTTATAATCTCTAAGTCATCAGTGGTTTCAATTTGGTGCTCGGATGCTAGGCTGGGATGAGTTTCCTTGCACCATTCGGCTAATATTTTGAATTTATTCTTTTCATTATGCTTTTTTAGCATTGAATCATACATCCTTTCAAATTCATTGATCATTGATGGCATTAAAAACAATCCAGTACCAGTAACGGATTTTTCACCACTTCTAAACTTATAATTAAACATCCATGATATATAATTTGAAATTTTTACCGTCAAATCGAGCTTTGTCTTTTTTCTTTCCTCATCGCCCAATTCATCATAATTTTCTGGGGCCAAAGTTTTAAATAATTTTGCGAAGTCACGGCTCTCCTTTCCAAGGCCTGGGCTCCCATTCCACCTGACCAGCCTAAAGTTTACGCCATTTTTATTTCGATACTCATGGCAAAATAGTGCCATAAGAGTGATGTGATTCCATGATTTTTTTGGCTTTGATATCCACTTTGGTATATTCTCATAAAATTCTTCTTGAGTCATTTGGAGTCCTCGTCTGGATTGAATACTGAAAAACTAACCCTGCCGTCGTCGACCGCTCGTCGGATCGCCCGCTGCACCTTGCTTAGCGAGCTTCCTCCGGTCTTTACGTCAAGGAATATAATCTGCTCTATATCTTGCGCAACACCTTCTCGAACTCGGGCCAGTCCGTCAAAAACTACAAAATCGATGGGCGCGGCAAAGAATCTAAAATCCTTTGGGTCCAGGCCGGTCTCCATTGCGAATGGAGCGAAATGTTCTGCCGTCTGCCCGCGAGTTATCGATTTAGATTTTTCTACTGCATCTTTTCTGATGTGCCGCTCTCTGATTTGCATCCAGTTTTCATACTCTGACTTAATTCTCTCCTCCAGCCTTCTCATCTCCAACTTGTGGCGATCAGAGATAACGCCAAGCTCTGTCTTTAGGGCCATATTTTGCATCTCTACGCCATTAGGCAGAGGCTTCGGCCTTGACAAGTAGAGAGACCCCAAGAGTGCTCCTATAAATATTATCAGGGCAAAAATCATAACATATTCCATAAAAATCTCCGGATGCATATATGGTACCAATGCGGACAGAACATGTCTAAAAAAACTAATTAAAACTTTTCAGGTCCACTCGATTATCTTCCTATCTGGGTACTTCTTTAGTGGGATGTTTCTAGACATTATTATTTTGAATCCCGGTTCGCTCTGATAAACTTTTATTCGAGCCTCAGAGTGATCTCTTAGATACTTGCAGTTATCAAAAAACTCTACGACAATGGCCTTCTTTTTCCCCTTGTTTTTTCTGATAACCCTGCCAATTCTCTGAAGTGCTCTTCCGCTGGACTTGCCCGAGCCGGCAAGAATTAACGCATCAAGACTGGGGATGTCGACGCCCTGATCAAAAATCTTTGAGGCGATTAGCAAGTCCAGGTTTCCATCTTTCATCTTCTGAATGGCCTCCATTCTATTCTTCGTGCTTCGAGCGCCGTCCAAAAACTCAACCCTATACTCATCTTGCAGCCTTTCCATAAGAAGCTTGCCATGGGCAACTCTAACTACAAGAATTAGAACTTTTCTTCCGCCATCTATTAGCCTTCTCGCGGCCTTTATGATGAGATCGTTTCGCTCCTCGTTCTCTACGATATAATTTTTATACACTTCGTGATATGTCTTGCCAACCTTTCGCATGGTTGGGACGTTTAAAAAATGTATATCCGGAGGAACCAAGTACTCCTCCCTGATTAGCTTTGTGGCACTGATGTCAACAATTTTTGGGCCAGCCACAGCCTCGATTAGAAGATCATCCCCGCCATCCCGCCATGGCGTTCCAGAGAGCAAGAACCTGTGTCGAGCAGATGTCGAGGCTTTGTGCAAGAACTGCAAAGTCTCAGATGCCGCATATTGGCACTCGTCAAAAATAAACAATTGAGCATTCTCAACCGCCGCCCTAACGCTTTCCTTGTTAAGGGCTTTGATATGTTTTTTTGAATCTTGAGTTGTATCATTATCTATCGTCTTAACTTTTTTGTTAAATGCAGCAGCAGCAGACCAGATTGTCATTATCGTGATGTCTTTTGACACATCACATTCTCCGCCTCCGACGATTCCGCAGTCTATCCCATAGGCGTCTTTCATTGTATCTTTCATTTGATATAATAATTCAATCCCAATAACATAGATTACAGTTGGTATATTGTAATGCGCAGCGATAGAGCAGAGCATAAATGCCTTCCCCGAGCCTGTAGCTGACTTTATTATTCCGCCTCCGGACTTTATGGATGATCTTAGCGCCTTCTGCTGATAGTCTCTCGGCTCAAATGCCTCCGGGAGCATCTGGATTGGCTCGCCATACTTTGGAACTGGGCGATTATCGATTATTTCATACGTCAATTTGTTTTCATCTAAAATTTTTGTCACTATCTTTAGTAGGCCTATATGGCATTTCCCATATTTTGTCATGAGTCGGACTTGCCCATCCCAGCCGCCCTGGCTCCCTCTCGCTCCGAACCCTCCGCGACCGCCCTGCATATATTTGTACCCAGGATGCTCGTAGCTAGTCGCCTCATCTATGATCTTCGTAACCTCCTGTGGAATGAATCCGCTTATTTTGCAGTTAACATTATCCAGAGAAATAGAAATTATATCGTCTTCACTGCTCACTGCTCACTTTTCCTTTCCCTCTTATTCCATCGGCCTCGTTCTGAAAATTTTTCAATTCCATGTGGTACCGGTTCGCCGAACTCATCTAGCGCTACAAAAATAATTTTATCAATCGTAATGAGAGACTTCTTGTCCCTCTTGTTCCTAACCAACACCTTGAGTGTTATCGATGTCGTCCCGAATTCTACAATTTCTGTTCCAAACTCAATAACATCACCAGATTTTGCAGAATTTAAAAAATTAATTTCAGACATATGAACGGTAACTACATTTCTTGTGCCTAGTTGACAAAATACAAAAATGCTTGCTTCTTCGTCAATTAGCGATAAAAGCCTTCCGCCAAAGAGGGTGCCCCTTGGGTTTAAATCTTGTGGCTTTACAAGATAACGGCTTCTAAATTTCACTTTATCTTTCCAGCCTCTTTGCATAAGGTTGCAATATCTAGGCCGGCGCAATCGATTTTCTTTTTAGTTAAGTGATAATGACTCACAAACCCACTAAAACTACAGGCTACGGCACTGGGAGAGACTCCGGAGACGCCCAGTCCGCCATCATCAGTTGGCGACACAAGGGGGATTTCAATTCCGTTACTAATGGCCGCCCACAAAGCCTTTAGAGCTCTTATCTGCACGTCATAAAAGCCCAAGTGAGAAGACAGCTTCTTTCCTCTTACTATTGCGTTCGTAACTACGGGCCTTTTGCCAAATCCATTATCAACGTACCAATCTTGATATTTTTCATAATAAGCATTTGAAATCTCAACGCCAATGGAGCTGTGATTCCATTTCGCGCCGCCGGCGTGCCACGCTCCATGCTGAGTATCTAGCAACTGATATATTGTTCCATCATTATCTATACAAAAATGTACTGATATTCCTCTGTTATTAAGAACGCTGGCACAAGACGCCGAAGACAAGCAAACATCCCAATGATTTACAAACATAGTTGGCTTCCGGTCTTCCTTTCCTGAATAATCATAATAATTTCCAGAGCCCGCCTTAAGTCCACCGGACTCATCCCACAAGACCACCTTATGCCATCTTATGGGCAGTGGCTTGCCGTTGTGAATTATATATTTTTCGTCACTACAGGCCTCGAGACCACTGGGCGCCGAGGTATCAGCGCTCGGCAAGTGGCTTGAGATATTCGCTTGGCGCTCAGTCCATATTCTTCTATATGTGGACGGACCCACTAATCCATCTGATTTTATCTTATTCTTTTTTTGCCACTTCTTTACTGCATCAACCAGATCGTCGTCAAAATTGACAACTCCAAACCAGGTTGGATCCCATGATAATTTTTCGGCACTTGCAGAGTTATAAAAGTTTTTATCCATAACATTACCGTCTGCGTCTCTTGTCTATGATAGAGCCGCGCTGAAGCTTGTTAAAGCCCGACTTCTTCTTCTTGATTTTTCTGTGAACCTGGTCGGCAACGGTGTTAACGTTATCCTCTTCAAGATCGAGGGTCATTGCTGCCACTCTTCCTTTTTCTTTTTGGCCGGCGACCTCTGCCTGCATTCTGCTCTCTTGTTTGAGGCTTTCAATTCGGTCCCTGGGAAGCCCGAGTCCGGCGAACCAAGAGTAAATCTTTATGGAATCGGAGTCACTCTCTATGTCGTATACTCCCTGGAATACGGAGGCTCCGTTTGTTTGCTCTGAAATCATATGAAAACAATAATTTATATTTATTGCCGGAAGCTTGTTAAGAACGCCCTCTGGGGCTGAAATTATAACTCCACCGACCCTAGTCTGAGAGATGTCAAAGCCAGATGCCAACATATTCCCACTAAGACTCTCTATTACCGCCTCTGCTAGCGCCGTCTCCTCCATATAATCTTCAACTTCAATCATCCCATAAACAGAGCAGTCTCCGCATGAGATTATCTTTCCAAAGTCACTTGGATCCATTGAAGTATATCGAGACGGACGAGACGTAAGTGTATTAAATACATGAAGCGGTTCAACAATTGCATTGTTAGATACGCTCCAAAAGTTATTCTGACTGAGGTTAGAATAAATTTGCTCGATTCTCGCATTATCAGCCACAATAAGACTCGAAACCATATTGTCAGAAGTCATTCTTGCAAGTCTAGAAAGGGTTTCTATCGAGTTTCGCTTAGACCGGGCGTCCTCGGTTGCCTTCGGAAGAATGTAAATCACCCCCACTGGCATGCCGGTCTCAAATAACATCCCCACCATAGTGTCAACGCTTGAAGAGCCCGTTCCGCCGCCGCCCGATATTGCCAAATAAACCATGTGGTTTCCCGCAGCAACGTCTCCTACGAACTTATGTATATCGGACTCGTTTTCTTCAAAAATCTCTCGACCAAGATCCAGATCCTTTCCCGTCCCACCAAGACTGCCCTCAAGAAGCAGCTTCTGAGTGGGAAGAACATCTATAAACTCCAGGTCTTGCGCGGAAGTATTAATTACTCCAACGTCATATCCTTTTTTATGCATTGTTTCTGCAATTCTCGACCCGGCCTGACCGACACCTATTACTGCTATCTCAATGCTGACAGACTGCTGAGTTATTATGCTTGGCACATCGTCCTCCATAGTTTTGCTTACCTTGGCCCTTAGAGCCTCAAGGACGTTTTCATCCAAAGAGCTTCCAGAATCTTCGGGCTGCTCTGTCGAATCATCAAAGGCGTCCATGAGTGCCTCATTTTCAGCCTCAATTTGCTTTGTTTTTTTCGTCTTCTTCTTTATCTTTACATCTTTGACGCTAGTTTTCTTCGCTGTCATAAAATCCTCATAATAGCTCTTGAGCTGTGTTAAAATTTGATATTCGCTGGTTATCGCAAATTTTACCGGAGTTTCGTTTGCATTATACGAAATAACATCACAAAGATACTTGGAATGTTTATTCATAGGATCGGCATTCGTAGTTATTATATCACACCCCATCGCAGAGGCCTCATAGAGACTCATGCCCAGACCCTCTCGGGTTGACGGCATTAGCACACAATGAGAATTGTCATAAATACTAACCAGGTCTTTCGACACTAATATAGAATTTATTAGTATGATATTCTTACATTTTTCAGCCAGGGCCCGATCCCTATCAGAAAGAAGCCCGCTTATTGTCAGGGTTGTGCTCGCTCCAGAGTTAGTTGAGAATTTCGTATATGCCTTAATTACTTCTGTTGTATTTTTCTGACTAAACGATGGGTTTGTAGACCCGGGATGAAAAAATCTTATGCCAGAAAGGTCTTTTTTGTCTACCTTTCGAGAAAAGGTGTCTTGATTTACGTAATTCCAGGACATTTTTTTTGCGTTTTCATATTTCCCAAAGATCTCTTTTGATGTATCTGTCAGGCACCATATTTCATCAAACGTTCTGTATGAATTGTTATCTATATACCTCTTTATCGACCACTCCGGCATTGGTATGTCTATAATTTTCAAATTTGGGTTGCCCGTCCTGGCCCTTGTTGTCCATTGAGCCTTCGGCATGAAGGTTTCGAATGATATTATAAGATCTATATTATTTTTGGCAACAATATGTTCGATCCGAGTAGTTTGCGCGACAATTGTCAACCCGGCATGCAGATTGGCGTCGTTTGGCCGGGGGTACACCGGAGAGAATCCCGCCCGGCCATGAAGTCTTTTGAACTTTGGCTTTGCAGTATAAATAACTTTATTGTTTTTCGACAGCATGTCTCCAAGAGATTTCGCCAAATAATAAAGACCCGACTCGAATAGATACGTCTTTATTAGAATGCTCTTGTTTTTAATGTTATCTACTTCGCTATCCATTTAAATATCTTACCATAGTGCATTATTTTAGACCAACTTATCTCATTCTACTCTTGAATATTAATAGCGATTAAAGAGAGCCGAGAATTTCGCAATACTTAGAAAACAAAGCCTCGGATGAGAAGTTTTCAACGGCATACTCATAAGCTCCAGCCTTCAAATTTCCACGAAGCCTTTCATCTTCCATTATTTCAATTATTGCCTCAGAATAGTCCTCAATCGTCTTATTAACGATGATTCCGGTCTCATAGTTTTTGCCATGCAAATATATTTTAGGATGAGTTACGGAGCAGACGCCAGACGCCCAACTCTCCATAAGGGTTTGGGATTTTGTTTCAGATATTGACGTACCAACGTATAAGCTGGCGCTTTTAGCTAAGTCAATATGATCAGAATATGAATATGGAGAAGGGTGCCCTATAAATTTAAAATCATATTGTGGCAAAGCCTTTTCCAACTTCAGGCCAAAGCCTATATCTTTCGCAAAATGCTTAGAGTTTCCCTTCCACATAATAAACCCAGCATCATTATCGCTAGGCTTCCACAGCTCCATCTCTGGCCCAACAATGAGAGTCGACATTTTCCTCAAATCAAATTTATGTTCTTTCGCTATTTTATATTTCAACCTATCATTTACAGATAACACATAGTTCGGAGCAGCCATCCCAAGTAGTGTCGATTCTCTCTTTAGATCTACACAGTCCAAGACGTTTGGGCCCATTATCAACGGAGTCCCAGTATTATTTGAAATCTTTCCGGCGACTCGATAATGCCCCCCGCTGCCGCTCCAATGATGAGCATAGTCAGACCCCTCAATGCTTCTTTTTAGTCTTGCGATATCTACAATTGAGTAATAATTAATTCCATCAAGTTTTTGCTCTACTTTTAGTGTGGTAAATATATCTATTTGAAATCGTTTATCCATTGCCTTTATAAAATTATACAGGGACATTCCGGGGCCATTTGTAAACCGCCTTGTAGCCCCTACATTGAATGCAAAAATTGTTATTTTCATTTTAAGATTTTACCAACTTCACCTGTAAGCTTGGGATATATTTTATAAGACAATTCGAAGAGCTCGTCGTCAAAAAGCCCCAGGAATCTATCGTCTTTTAAATATCTCTTCCAGCGACTCAAAACTTTCATTTCCTGAGCCGCCCCATTCTTCGTTGTTAGGTCAAAGCTGCTTCCAAACCCATTAGATGGTACCTTGGAGATTCCCTTGTCCGAAAAGTCCAAATCCAATTTTTTGGATATTTGCTTTCGATACTTTTCTGACAAAAACCATTCGTTATAAGATATAGAAATCGAATCCCCAAGAAAAGATGTCTCTCCTAGAAGCTCTCTTGCATGCTCTTTCCATCTTTCCGCCATTCTATTGTCTGCCCATCCGATTTCGCTGGTTTGATCTATATTCTTTTTGATAGAGATTAGGCTCTTTCCTTCCTCTTTTCGAATGGTGTTATTTCTATCAAACAATCTTATTCTACTCGCAAATAAGTTAAACGGATCCCGCAAGATTAAGATCTTATATAGCCTCTTCGGCCTTCTCAGTTTCATCAGACTTTTTGGGTCCTTTTTGTACTTTATCATTCTTGCAAGAGATGAGTCTTCACAGTTAAATGCGAAGTATGGGAGGTTCGCCGGGAATGGAGACCCACTTCCGATTATTCGTCCACGATCCACATACATATTCGGCGGCTTGTGGCATATGATGTCATTATGAAAATAAATTGGCTCTTTAGTTTGAGAAAAAATCCAATGCATTACCGCATGATGTCCCGATCTTCTCATCGCATAAAACTCGAGTTGATTTTTTACCGACCGAAACTTACGACGACACCCCTTAAGCTTCGCGGCCATAATCATCTTCTATGCGAACAACGTCGTCCAACTGATGCGTTGATACCTCAATCAATTCCACGTTTACTTCATTTGCGGCAAACCGATGAGTCAGGCCGACCGGAACATGAAACGTCTGCCCTGGAAATAATTTTATTATCTTTAAATCCGTCATATCGTTGAACGCTCCCCTGGTGTGCAGATAAAGGATTCCAGACTTAACCATTATGGTTTCTTCCTTTTCCTCATGATACTGAAACGACAGTTGGTGCCCAGCTTTAATGAACAATATTTTCCCCACATATCCCGATTCGGAGCAAGACTTCGCCCAGATCTCTTCGTGTCCCCAAGGTTTTTCGACTTTACTTAGCATTTTAAGCCAAATCAGATAGCATGGGCTCCGTGACGTCCCACTTCTCTAAAATTTTATATAAATTAGCTATAGTTAAGCCTAAATGCTCTGCTGCTTTATTTTTATTACCATCAAACATCGACACGGCATCTTTTATATCCCTTACCGTTTTGTCCTGAAACTCTCTCCTGTATACGCTCAGTAGCTTCATTTCGAGATCCATCATATATCGATTTAAAGTTGACGAACTAATCCCAAGCTCCCTGGCCGTAGTGGTTGCAATTCCGCCATTATTAATAAGAGCTATATCAATTTTATTTCTAATCTCATCTGGAGTTAGCGATTTTGGCATATATCCTAAAATATCCACCCCGTAATATTCCAGCCGGGCGCTCAAGCCTCTATCATTTGTGCTTAGTGCCCGGGCCATTGCACTTTTATTGCCAAAATTTTCCTCCAGTATTCTTATGAACTCCTCCCTACTGCTATCAAAATCTAAATCACGGTAGCTAATTCTACGCGCCTTTCCGCTTATTTCATATAGATCTATATTATTTCTTCTGACAACGGCTCTAATTCCACTCTCTGTTCTGTTTAGCTTTTTGGCAACAGCGTTTACGTCTCCATTTAGCTCATAAAGAGCAGCAACGACATCCTCCGCCGACACTGGCTGCTCATTATATAGAAGATCACTTTTATCAAATTTATATTTTTTCATCTTAGTGGCAAATGTGGCCGAGTGCATGTTGATCATCCGGGCCGCCTCGGCAATTGAGTGGCTGGATTTTAGTGCATTTAAAATGCTACTCGATTCAGCGTCTTCTACTCTCTTTTTTATTTCATCAATATTTATCCCGAGCGTCCTCATCTCAATTCTAAGCGTTATTCCGGGCCTTTTTATTTTTCTTGATGTCTCTTTTACATTCCCATTGTTAGCAATCAGCGTGTCAATAATAATCTTCTTTCTCTCTTCGTCTTTTTTTGTATCCCTGTAATCTTCCGGGTTTAGCCCAAACTTATCCGCATAATGCGCTAAGCTCTGGTACTTCACTCCCATCAACTTGGCGGCAAGAACTCGGTCTCCATTTGCCTCTACTAAAAACTTTTCTATCTCTGTTATCTTTCTCCTCTCTTCTGCCGCTCGCTCTTTTTCTCTTTCCTCTTTGATGATGTTTTTTGCATCAGAGATTTTACTACCAAAATCTGGATGTGCCTCTTCAAATATGTCGATGACTTTTCCCTTTAGCCACCAGGCCGCATCTATAACTTCCAAATCGGCAGCCTCCATGGAGTCCATATAATTTATGATTTCAAATTCTGGTTTAGACTTTATTTTGTCAGAATAGTAACTATTACTCGCACCAGAGGGATACGGAGAATGGGGATCGCTCTTCAGTATGTTGCACCTATTTCCGCCGCGAGCATGGTCTTTTCCATATTTTTCTTCAACATCTTTATATATCGAAACCTCAACTCCCAAGAATCGCCTTCTAAAGGACTCCTTGGACTCGCCATCGCTCCTCTCTATGGGCTCTAGGTGGACCATTTCTATCGGCTTATGGAGCGTAGTCCAGGCTGCGCCACATCGAATATGAGAATTGCCCTCGGTATAATCCGCTGACATCTGATTTGGACCGCCGCCCGCCGCGGGACCATCAGAATTGGGGGAAAAAATATCACTTAAGCGCATCTTTCTGCTCATAAATTTTTCTACCGCGCCCTTGTCGAATGGCTCGGTATATAATTTTTTTATGGTATCAAGCCCGGCGGACGTTACATATAGACGGCCGATTTTGTGCTGTAAGAGCCGCGTGATGGGATTCTTTGCCTCTCCGACATACCAGTTGTATATCGGCAGGCCCGTTAGTGCGTCGACCACTTGTTTTCCGTCAACTTTGTTTTCTAATTTTAATACATATATGTAGTGAACGCCATCTTGCAGCGGCCCCATTGCTGAAACCTCCTGCCCCGGCCCTATCCCTAGGTGTGGGATCGGAACTCTGCCGCGCGCGCTCTTTGATATTAGATGACTATAGTCGCAGTTATATGGCATGAGCTCGCCGACGGCGGCAGCGGCGTCTTTCAGCCCCATGTCCTCCAATATGCCTCGTAATAGTGGGATTTTATTAAATCCTTTCATAGTAATAGGTCTCAAATTATTAGTAAGGATTTAGAATTCATTAAAATGATACACTCTCGCCGCAACCGCAAGTTCTATCTGCCTTTGGGTTGTTGAATACCAGGCCAGATTTCAAAAGGTCTTCTTCGTAGTCAATTTCCACTCCATTTAAGAATAAATAAGACTTCATATCAATACAAACTTTGACACCGTTGAACTCAAACACCTTATCCCTCTCTTCGGGCTGGTCTATGAATTCATATTTGTACATATAGCCAGAGCAGCCGCCGCCCTGAAGTTTTATTCTAAGATAGTTATCTGGTGTTTGCCGCTTCATTAGAAGCGATCTTACCTTGTCCTGCGCAGGTTGTGTCATTGTAATTGCCATTTTGTGCCAACCTAGTAGTATGGGTTTGTGCCAGAAAGGTGATCGGTAACATCCTCAATCTCGCCGATATCTGGAAACACTTCTCTAAAATGTCTTTGGACTCCAAGCATCATAGTTATTTTTGATGATGCGCACCCATGACACCCTCCACCCATTATTATTTTAAGTGAATTGTCACTTTCATTGAATTCATGAATGGAAATGTTTCCTCCGTGCATTTCTAAGCCAGAATTTATATCTTCATCTATGATTTTCTGTATCTCTTCTTTATTCATTCTCTATCCCACGTTTTTTCTTCCAATCACTGATTGCAGCCTTGATGGCATCTTCTGCAAGGACAGAGCAGTGAATTTTGACCGGCGGCAATGAGAGCTCTCTCGCAATATGGGAATTGGAAATAGCCTCCGCCTCATCGGTGGTCCTTCCGATGACCATGGTGGTCGCCAGTGAGCTAGAGGCCACGGCTGAGCCACACCCAAATGTCTTGAATTTTGCGTCCTCGATGATACCGTTGTCATTAATCTTGAGTTGCAGTTTCATCAAATCGCCGCAGGCTGGCGCGCCTACCATGCCAGTACCAACATTCGGATCAGACTTATCTAAGCTGCCCATGTTTCTTGGACTGTCAAAGTGATCCATTACCTTGTCTGAATATGCCATTATATCTCCAGATATATATCTAATTATTGGCCAATTGCGCTCAGCATTTCCAGGTCGTTCTCATACATCTCTTTTAATAGCGCCTTCCAGTCATATTCTGGGTCCCAGCCGAGCTTCTCTCGAGCCTTGCTCGCGTCTCCTAGTAGGTATGGGACATCTGACGGTCTCAGAAATCTTTTATCCAACTCATATACTTCTTCAAACTCCAGGCCGGCGAGATAACAAACGTACCTGAGCATTTCTCCTATTGTTGCTCCCGATCCTGTGGCTATGACGTAATTTTCCGGAGCTTCTTGCTGTAGCATCAGCCACATCGCTTTTACATAGTCCTTGCTGCAGCCTTCATCTCTAAATGCGGACAGGTCGCCCATTTTCAACGTATCTTGAAGCCCCAACTTAACGGAAGCAACTCCGTGAGTTATCTTTCGAGCTGCAAAGCTCACGCCTCGGCGCAGAGAAGAGTGATTGAACAAAATTCCAGAAACGGCGAACAACCCATAAGCTTCTCGGTAATTATTTACGGACAGGTGAGCCGCACACTTAGAAATAGCGTAGGGAGAGCGGGGATTGAGGGGAGAGTTCTCGTTATACCCCTCCCTTGGGCAGTCAACTCCCCCTAGCATTTCGCTCGTGGAGGCTTGATAATAGCGAGTGGCCGGAGAGTAGTCTTTCAGCAAAGAAAGATGCATTATCACGGCTTCTGCGTTTACCTGAAATACCTTTACCGGATTCACAAAGCTGTAACCAACATGACTGGCGGCCCCTAGGTTGTAAAACTCATGAGGCTGTACGTCATGGATCAACCGGCCGATAAAAATGGGATCAGAAAGGTCTCCCTCGGTGTAGTGGAAGTTTTCATCATCCATTAGATGAGCTATGTTCTCCGTTCCAGAATTAACGCTCTTGCGAATACTAACTCCAAATACCTCATACCCCTTACTTAGCAGAAATTCTGCCAAATATGAACCATCCTGTCCCGCCGTGCCTGTTATTATTGCCCTAAGCATTAAAGCTCCTTAATTATAGAATTATAATACTTCATATAAGGCATTTACTTTGTCTATTTTTTATCGAACAATAATTTTTAAAACTATTTTTCCAAAATAACACTACCCGCCGAAGGTAGGTCATACAGCCTAACCTCTCCGCCTTTTGCTCCAAGGCTCCCGAACCCCCCGCCGCCGGGCTCAAGGCCTCCATCCTCCTCCGGGCCCATAGCTCCGGTAACCGGTCTCCCCGATTTTATTATTTCTTGTATTTCCATAATTGTTTCGTGCATATCTTCGGAATAAAACGGCAACCTATAAGATCTTGGATCTGATAACTGCCGGCGTCGAAAAAACTCATAAGAATCATCCAACTCTCCATCGGCTTCGCTTATCCATAAAAATATTGCCCCCGGCTCTCCAGACGCCTTATTTGGACTTCTTGCCAGGGCCCAGTGTATTAAAAATTTATCTGGCAACCCGACCTCGGCGGGCCATCCGGCCAAGTTCTCTAAAGATCGGGCGATATTGAGCGAAAACAAGACCGTAGCCGTTATCGCAACAAGCTTAGCCCACCACCTACCGCTTGATCCGATAACAAACCATAACAATATTGACGCAAGGACTATAAATATCAAAGAAACCTCTATCACCATCCGATCCCTGTAAAATACTTTGGAATACTATTCGTCCCAATTACCCGTCCTTCTCGATCCAATATAAACCTACAGGCAGTCTCTTCTTGCCCGCTGTACCTCATTAACAGGGTTCTTGAAGAAACTGTTCCAAATGGATTTATTTTATCTATTGTAACCAGGACTGGAGTTTCTCCTTCGGTTCTTTTGATGTAAGCATGGATATTTACAACATATTCTCCCGGCATCATTCCCCTGATCATAACGATCTCCCTGTTATCGCTATTATCTATTGATTCTGATATCGAGGAGGAGTAGGGATCAACTCCAAGGTCATCTCGATCTAAATGCATCATTCCCGCCTCCTGGTTTCTAAAGAACACAACATTGCCCTCTGGGTCTTCGACATAAATGTCTATATCATCGTTTCTGTCACCCGGCCATGATGCTGTGATTATAAACTCGGCCCTCACGTCTATTTCGCTTGACTCTTTTTCTGGACTTACAATTAACAGCGCAATTGCGAATAGAGCAACAAAGCACAGAAGCGTATTAAATAAAATATCAAGAAATGCCAAGTTTGAATGGTATGACCTTCCCACTTATTTCGCCTCAGAGTCGTCGATATTAAAGCATTGAACTTTTAACAGGGCACTGCTTATGAGGCCAGTAAGAGTTGTATATAGCGCCGTTGACATTCCAACTCCTAGTTCTGTAATCAAATCCTGAATTGTACTTATATCTTCTATATTTATGCCAGCAAACCCACTAAGCATTTCTATAAAACCTATAACAGTTCCAATCATTCCTATTGTGAGAACCAGATCGCTCATAAACCATCCAAATTCTATATTCGGGGTCAGACCTCGATCGATCTGCCATGATTTATGCCCACACCACACGGACGTAACAATTAAAACGAGTAAGTTTACAAAGCTCAGCTTGGTAAAGTCACTATCCCAAAGAGCCTCTCCCAGGCCCATATAGAGTCCCTGGGTTATCGCCCCGAGCATGAGCGAAAAAAACAACCACCAGGTTAAAAATGTTTTATATTTATTCACTCAGCGCCCCTGCTTGGTAACGCTCGAAAGCCACCGGGCGCGAGCTGTCCGCCCATTAGGAGCAAGCCCACTATAGTCATCGATCTTATCCAGACCGAGCTCAAAAAAGTAGTAACCACCTTTTGCCTCTGCTAATCGACTGGCTGCAGAAATTGCGAAATCTGCATCACCGTATATTTCGTGTATTTTGCTATCAAAAAATTCATAAGGAGAGGCCTTCGCCAGAGACTCCGCAGCCTCCATTGTCAAGTGTCCGTATTCATCCGATTCGTGAAATTTTAGATCAAAAAAGATTCGAGGGCCTAATTCTATCATCCCCTTCATGGCAATCGGTATTCTGTCTTTGTACTTATCTATTTTGTAAAGATCACTTCCAAAGAATACCCACGGAAAGCTCTCTATTATCCTGTCTATTGCGACTTCCGCAAGAACCTCGTACCTTTCATCGGCTGCCGTATCGGGGCCCTCCTCGAAAAAGGCCCATGGGTATTTCCCTGTAGCCAAGGCCTCCGCTGCGGCGAGCCCAAATTCCGAATATTCCGCCATCATGTGAAGGTTGAGCTTAAAAAATTCATCTGGATTTTTTTCGGATAAAGCTTTCGCGGCGGGCAGGGCTGCTGCCGCGTATATATCACTTGGGCCCTGCTTATGTATTTCTAATTGAAAATAAGAATATGGACGTGACTCTACCATGCATTTTACAAATTTCTTATTTAATACTTCAAATCTTGGGTCATTAAATCGGCCATTTAATAACTTTAAGTATTTTTCATAATCACTACATACATATCTCTTGGCCATCCTGATGGCTATCGTGATAAACTCCTCGACGGTGTGTAGTCCGTTATCTGTAAAGTCAGAGAAGCTATCCGAGTTATTTTTCGCCAAGGTTGCATCAAGTGTGTGCATCGTGTTATTTGTCAGCAACTCTTTTAGATTAACATTGGTCGCGTACTCTCCTAAGGCCTTAATTGCTTGTCCTTTTTTGTAATAATCATTTTGATTCTCCATATTATATATCACGTATCTATCCAAAAAGACTCTTGCAGACTCCTTTAGCCCTTCATCATCAAATACTTCATTAGGAAGGTTTTCCATCATATCTTGAATCATATACCCATCTGGGACGCCAAAGCCTTCGATTCTCGCATCCGAATTAAAGGCGTCAATCCATACCTTCATCCGTTCCCGAATAAATTCTATAGTTTTATATTTTTCAACCGGGAGAATCACCAACGCCCTCCATTCCAGATGGGATCCAAGAGATGTTTCTATTAGCATTTCTCGCAACTCCTCTGTTTCTAGCAAATCAAAGATCCCCAGAACCTCTTCTTCCGATATATGCTCGGAATGTAGGACGTATGAGCTCACAGCTTTCGAGATAAGCACATCTGGCAGGTGATTGTCCTTATTCGCCCTCATAACCTTCTCAAATCCGTAACTTCGTTCGTCGATCATTATTGTTTCAATATTTTTAGCAAGAAACCTCAAAGCAATTGGGGATAGCGCAGACATCCCAAGTACGGAAAAGAAAACACTACTGAGATTGTACTCTTTACCTTTCTCTTCCATATTGCTCAAAACACCGTCGACCAAGTTATGCTCCTCTCGACCGGCTAGGACTGCTATAACTTCATCCGGAGACCATAGGGCTCCGGAGTAATAATTATCCATTATCTTTTCAGTCTCGGCAATCATCCAATAATCGTCTGAATCTTCATAATCTATTGGAGCAAAATACTCATCCAGCCAATTACGAATATATGGTGCATACTTCTGTACCGGAGGGGCGTTTTCCTTTCCCTTTATTTGATGCACATTTCTGCCCGATGAGCCTCCCACCTCTATTGTCACGTGAGGCTCATTCTTGGCGTCTCTTAGAGAATAGATCTTAAGGCGCCCAATGATGATGTCATCGCAATAGCCCCCAACGCAGTGCCCCATGTTGCGACCCTCGGTTTCGACATCCTCGGGCGGGACAAGAACCATCGTGTATCCGTCCCCAAAATCATGATGAACATTTTTTGTATTATATTCGCCAACTTCAATAGCCGGAACAAACTGCTCGTGCCACTTTTCGGCAGCCTGGATCATGGTCTGCGCGGAAATACTCTGCCATGGGCCCATTCCCGGCTCAGGGAACGCATCCAGAGAGTTCACATAATCCTTAATTTGAATTAAAACCAGCCGTGGCGATGCCGCTTCATTCATATTAATGTTCGCCAGCCACTTAATAAATGGCTTTCTATTCTTATGGGGCAACAGGTCATCACCGACGAGGGCAATGGCATTTAATGCCGATCTATTAAAAATTGGTCCATCCTCTGCCCTCTCGGAAAGGCTCTCAAAATAAGATCGAGGATCTTGCTCCGGGCTCTTTGCGATCTGCTTTTGCAATGACTTTATATTAATCTTTTTTAGATACTCCTTATCTGCCTGTGCGGCAACCTTGTGCAGCTTTTCTATCTGGCCCATCCGGCCTCTTTCGCTTTCGCAAGCTCTAATTATTGATATATCTTTTGCCTCTTTCTTGAAGCCATTACTCCGAAGCCATTTCGACAGCCTATCTAGAGCATAATCAGGCTCATCTGGCCACTCATCCGGATCGAACTCAGACCACTGCTCATTTAGCGAAATATATTTAGATGGTATGTGACCATTGATAATTATTGTATCGTGATCAACTCCGTCATTAGCCGCCTCAGAATCAGAATACTCCACCCCCAGAGCCCAGGCTATGGAGTTTATCATTTTTTCTCTATAAATAGCCGGCTCCATCTCTATAACAGGGAGCTCTTCATTCTTTTGCTCATAATCTTTGCGCATCGCGCTTAAATCTATTTCAAATATATAGTCGCCATAAGAGTCAATTGCTTCTGGATTGAAGCTTGCGAAAATAGCACTTCCAACCCAGCGATTTGAAAGCCCCCTCGTCTTGCTCATTGGAGATAGCCCTTCTCGCATAATTGATTTAACATTCTCTCCTGGAGTTGCGTGATAGGCTATTCCGGCAAAGTAATCCTCCTGATAATTCTCCTCGTCAACGTAGTCTTCTGGGGAAATGTTATAAATCCAATGATTCGCGTCTTCGGAGCCGCTTATATTTTCACCGTCCATGTCAGCAACATGTTTGTCGCCCCGCCAGCCAAATGCATAAATTTTACTCAGGCCCTCTTTTTCGTTCGTAAGATCTATAACTTCCGTGGATCCACCGTCCTTATTTATAAGCTCAGAAAACCTACTCCAATTAAGCGCCTCATACCCCCCTATCACGTCCTCAAGGATCCCGAGCTCTTCCTCGGTCAAGCCTTCTGGTTTCATGGCAGCTTTAAATAGACTTTTAACTCTTAATCGCCTAAAGCTTCTCATTGCCCCCTCCAGTACATTATCAGGGCAGGTACATGCGTCATTCCAAGCTCTATGGCCGCTGCGAGTCGATGACGACCACTAACGAGCTTATAGCTTCTATTTCCCCATGAACTTTTCCATAATGTTACCGGAGGAAGCGGAACCCCACTCATCATTTTATCTTTCAGCTCATTCGTCCAGATCCTTCCATATTCTTCTTGTTTTTTTGCCAAATTTATTGGAGCATTATAATCAAACTCTTCGACCGAGATAATTTCAATTCCGTCGCCAAACAAATCCTCCTTCCTATCTTCGGGCCCCAAAAACTGCTGCACTTCCCCCTGGGCATCATGCATTTCCCTGTCTACAGATGAGTGGTCAGCTTCCCATGTGACTCGCTCTACGGCTTCGGCGATCTTAAGGAATCTTTTTAATTGCATTTTTCTGCAGCCCTTCATTCCAAGACATCCTTATATCCAGCGACCCATGAATCATCCTGCTCTATGTTTTGCATTTGATTTTTAGAAATCATTATCCAAATATACTTCTCTCCGGCATTGATTGCCGCAAAGGCCCTATGATTCCCATCTCGAATTTGGAATGTAAATTTGCCCAGATCTCCCCCTCCAGACTCCTCTGCTTTTTTCAACTGCAATTCTAACTCATCTTTGAGCTCGTTATATGAGCTTTTGATTATCTCATATTCGTCATCATATTCTGCATTGTTATTTAAGTATTCTTCTTTATCCTTCAAATATTCATCTAGATCTTCATCTCCAGTTGTTAATGGCGCATGGCCGTAATCTTCCTGGTACTGTATCGACTCTTCAACCTCGCTGAGTCCGACTTTTGACATCTCGCCATATGGCGCGTAAAGAATCACCTTTTCTGGAGATGAATTTATCTTGTCGGCCAATTGAGAAATCTTCTCATCGTAAAATACATTCCCTTGGATTGGATAAACATAATGAGAATCCGCCCTTACCATCTTTCCGGAGTCTCCAATCCAAATTACATTTTGCCCATGATATAGATTGTCAAATTCTGTTTCGCGCTCGATCTCATCTGAATCTAAATCTGGATAAAAATCTTCACGGTATTCCGCATATTGATCCGGCTGGCGCCAAAGCGGACCTTCGTCGCGGGGGACTGCGAGCTTGAGCAGCTGATTTAATGTTTTTAATTCTGCATATCTTTTCGAATATGCCGTAGCGGCAGTTTCCCCCACGCCCGATCCAACAAGCAGTTCGAGAATCATATCGCTGCGGTCTGGATTATCCCTCCTGAGCTCGCTATAAAAGTCAACCATTTTAGTGACCTTCTCGGGGGGTACATTATTTATCTTCGCTACCATATTTGTGAATTCTTCGTCCGAATAATTTGGCTTAGACAGATCGTAACCCACATCCGAAAGCCTCCTCTCAGATCCATATGGCTGATCTTTCCGGGGAACAACTTTCAGGCCTAATTTTAGAAATTCTTCTCGCGAATACCAAACCGGATCCTTGCCATACTCTTTGTGTCTTATTCTCTTTATTTGCCTCGGAGAAACAAGGCCTCTCAATAATGCTTGAGGCTCGCCTCCCTGGGTCCAGGTTAGAGACAGATGTGGCCTAAAGCTATCTGGAAACTTTTTACCTGCCATCTCGGATCTGGCTTTCACTTCGGCGTTATGCCAATCGACAGAATGGGCATGCGGATCGCTTTTTCTTCCTATATTCCCAGAATAATCAACTCCATGAAGAAATTTGGCCCTTACATCAATCTCTAGAATTATCTGCCCATAGCTTGCAAACTTATCCGCCGCCTCTTCGGTTGGGGCCACGAAAATACCCGCGTGTCTCGGGCCGCTATAAAGCCTTGGCATAATCTTATTTGCGTCAAATCCATTAATCATTTCGTAGCAATCCGCCAGGGTTGTGCCATGGAAAACTGTTATGATATCATTTGGACGAACATTGTTGACATCCATTTCTTCTGATATTTTAAAAATTTGACCCAAACGAACCTTCCTGGAAGACTCTTTGTCGCCCAAAGACTCGACCATATAAGAGTGAAGGCCTCGGCGATCTTCTTTATCTTCCATTTTTTGCCGCGCATATTCTGATTTATACCTCCTGTCGAAGGGGCTCTCCTCGAACCCCTCTTCGACTCGGCTTAGCATATCGGAATGAGTGGACCTTCCCATGGATGAGTCCGGCCTATAGTCTACAAAGGAAACAAACCTTCTTCCTTCTAATTGGTTATTTCTAACAAAGGTGTCGATTATTGCCGACAACGCGTTGATCGAAGAATCATAAGACTCTCCGCCAAATGGCAGTTTATAGCTTTTATCGTACTTCTCCTTCCACTTTTTCGCCGTCATTCCGGTCCGCAAATAATCATCTTTAAATAATCCCGGATTGTCATAGGCCGGGAAGTCATTCCACATATCCTCCGGCACAACTCCGAGCGGCTCACTTACCGTGACGAAAAATACAGAATCATCCAGTTCACCGGATTCGACCTGTTTTCTTATTTTATTATATGCCTTATAATATTCGCTAGTATTGCAGCGACCATGGCCCCAAGGCTTTGTTGACGCGCATGGAACCAGGGCGATTGTCTTGTATTCTTCGGGGATTTTATAGTTTCGCATTTTTTCATGCCACTCTATAATTTCCGGCTGAGATAGAAGCCCAACGGTTTCTCCGGGAGTATATGCAACAAGATCTGGGTTTAATCTGAAATCTTTATCGCCATAACCTTTGGTTTTTTTATCCAAAAGATGTTGGCGTAATTCTGGCCAATTCTCCTCAGATATGTATGGCTTTTTTCCTTCATTATCCGAGCCCAATTGGGCTCTTTCAAATTCTGATAGCTCAATTTTTGGGCGATCGGCAGAAGACTGCTTAAAGAGTCTTTTTAGATGTAATTTTCTAAAACTTTTCATTGTTTCTCAATCTTAATTACCATTACATTATTAGGATCGAATATTACCCAATTTCCATCCAAATAAATGGAATCAAACCCTTGCTCTTGAATTTGCTGCAGGTAAAGCTTGTCATATTCGCCCCATCCGGCGGTTCTGCCAACTGATAGTTCGACTTCCATTATATATTTTGATGATATAGCCCCAGATTCACCATTTAATATTTTATCTTTATCTTCGTGGAACCACATAACGCCCTGAGCTCCCATGCTGGGATCGAAAACATGAATAGGAACATTGCTACCATGATAGGCAGTAACTACTTCCTTGTCGGCTGCGATTTTATGCAAACTTGTTATTTTGCTAAAACGATTCACTTTAACCTAGTCCTTACGCTTGAAGAGCATTGATTATCAATAGAAATTTTCACTCAACGGAAACGGATTTTGCCAAATTACGAGGCATATCGACCGAACAGCCCCTCTCTATTGCCAAATAGTACGAAAATAATTGACATGGAACCAAAAACATCAGTGGATTCAAAACTTTATTCGAGCAAGTTGGAATTTCAATGTAGTCATCAACAATATTTCGTAGCTCATCAGAGCATTTATCTTCGAATATCCCGATCACCGTTCCTTTCCTTGCCTTTATCTCTCTAATATTTGAAATCATTTTCTCCTCAGATGCATCAGCGGAAACCAGCGCTAATGTTGGCATTTCTTCCGAAATCAAGGCCAGAGGCCCGTGCTTCAACTCAGCAGCGGAGTATCCTTCGGCGTGAATATAGCTTATTTCTTTTATTTTCAATGCAGCCTCTTTTGCGACCACTTCTAATGGCCCTCGGCCGATCGTTAGCATGTTATTATATTTTGCATATTTTTTGGCCAACACCTTGAGTTTGTCGGCAGACTCAAGCGCTCCAAGCATAGCGCCCGGAAGACTTTTAAACTCAGACAGCAAAGACTCGTAACTTAGTCGAGCAAAATCTCTTTTTGCCCCGATCATTGCAGCCATAGCTAGCATCGCTGTTATTTGGTTCATAACAGCCTTGGTCGATGCCACAGACACCTCTTTTCCTGCACGAATATATATTCCTGCGTCGACCATCTTTGAAATTGTAGAATTTGGAACATTTACAATTCCAACATTTAATGCCCCATGGTTCTTAAATGCCTTTATGCATCCAATTGTATCCGCTGTTTCTCCGGACTGAGAAACTGACACCAAAACCGTTCCGCCCGTAACAACTGCGTTGTAATATTTCAATTCACCGGCAGGAATCGCTCTGGTTCTTATTCTTGCGATTGTTTCCATCGCCATCGCTCCGATTTGCGCAGCATAAAATGCCGATCCGCATCCGGTAAATATTATCTCTTCTGCTTCTAGCAGATTATTAACAACAGAATCAATCCCGCCAATTCTAATTTCGTCATCGCAAACTCTCCCCGTAATAGCCGTCCTCAAGTAGTCCGGCTGTTCGAATATTTCTTTTTCCAAAAAATGAGCATAATCACCCAAATGATATTGTGACTCTACAAGTTCTACTTTTTCAAACTTCGCGTCTACTCCCGCCCCGTCTAAAGCGTGCATCTTTACCGCCCCACCTCGGGCGATTATCGCCAAACGGTTGTCTGCCATTGTAACTACATTATCTGCACCGGACGGCAGAGATCCGAAATCAGAGGATATAAATATATTATCATCCGAATCCTTAGCGATGCAGGCGGGGGAGCCTAGTCTGGCGACAAAAAGCCTATCCTTATGATCCAAATGTGTGAATACCATTGCATATGCTCCACGTATCGATCTAAGGGCGGCAATTATGGCATCTTTTATATCTAAATTTGCAGAATAAAACTGAATTAAGTTTGGAACTATTTCGCTATCCGTATCCGAGGCAAACTTAAACCCCTCCTTTTCGAGGAAGCTCTTTAGCTCGGCATAATTTTCAATAATTCCATTATGTACCAAGGCAATTTTTTTATCATTTGAAAAATGAGGATGAGAATTAACTATACTTGGGACTCCGTGTGTTGCCCATCTATTATGCCCGAATGATAATCCAAATGATTCGGCCTCTTCGGCTAATAGCTCCGGGTGACCTACGCACTTTTCGATCAAAAACTCACTATTTACTACCGAGACGATTCCAGCGGAATCATATCCGCGGTAAGCAAGCCGCTCCAGCCCCGATCTCACTATGTCATATGAATTTTCATCTCCAATATATCCAAATATTCCACACATGCTTTTTCCCTCCGGGTTTCGTAATATCCCTTTAAATTAATAGCTAATTTTTAAATATATTGCGGAGGCTAAAAATGAAACCAGTTAAATGCTATGACGATCTAGACTACATTCGAGGAAAGGACGCTAGACATATTCGGATACTACTAGAGCACGAACAGGTCAAAACGAGATTGAAGGACAACAATGTGGAAAATACAGTTGTAATTTTCGGGTCAGCAAGGACGCTTCCGCCATTAGACTTGACGTCAAAAGCTGAAGATGCTCATTTTGCAAAAGATAAAGAATTTAAAAAACAACTTTCCCAGTCGAGGTACTACGAAGAGTGCATGAAGTTGTCTGGAGACCTGATTGGGTGGTCTGATAAAAACAAGACAAATATGCATATATGCTCGGGAGGCGGCCCTGGAATTATGGAGGCCGCCAATAAGGGTGCATTTTTGGCCAATCCAAATAAAAGTATCGGATATGGAATATCCCTCCCATTTGAGGCAGAAAATAACGAATACATCACAGAAAATTTAAGCTTCGAGTTTCATTACTTCTTTATTCGCAAATTTTGGCTCACATATCATGCAAGAGCCGTTGTGGCCATGCCCGGTGGATTTGGAACTATGGACGAAATATTCGAGATTCTAACACTAGTACAGTGCCAGAAAATGCCAAAAGTTCCAATAGTCCTATATGGTAAAGATTATTGGAATTCTATTTTGAACCTTCAGGCATTTGCGGACCACGGAGTGATCTCGGAAGAAGATCTGAATTTATTTAAAATATGCGACACCCCGGAAGAGGCTCTGGAGTACTTGACGAAAAGCATGGAGCTGACGTAAATATTTACTCTCCCTCTTTCGTCTCCGGAAGTTTATTATCCTTGGTGCCGTCAATATTGTATGTTATTTGCTCTCCATCTTCAAAGGTAATAATGGTGCCATTTATTAAATGCGAAGTAATATGAATGCTTACGAAGTCGTTCATTGAGTCGAATACCGCGATCGATCCGCGAGGTGAGGGCGAGAGCCAGTGAAGCATTACCTGTCCTGTTGCCAATAACGCCCCCTCGACTATGACTCCCGTTCCTGATATCCCCGTTTCGTCATTTTGGCGGCAGACCGTAAAGGTTCTTATGCCCCTAGGAGCAAGTCTCGCTGGAGGGCGCGGCTTCAGATCCTCGTCCTCTGCTTTTTTCTCATCTTCCATTTAGGCCTCTGCCGCAGGAGACATGCTGTGTACCGCAAGGGTCTCTATCGCATCCTCTTCTGCTGCCTTTATTTCATCCATCATTTCCCAAACGCTAGCGTTTTCGTCCATAAGTCTTTCGTTTTCTTTTTCTAGTTCTTTTATCTTGGCGTACGGCCTAAATATGTCTCTAAATTTCATGATTCGCCCCTTGTGTGTTGTTGCTCTAAAGGAATGTTTTTTATATCATTTGTCGTTATATGCTTTAAATTTAACGACCCAGAAGAAAGTCTCTCCCAAGCTCCCTGTGCATGGATATTCATTAATACATAATAAAGATAATTAGAATCTAGCACGCTTTTTGCCGCCGGCCTTACGGCAACTCCTATGTGCTGCGGCTCGAAAGACTTGACCACTGACCCCACTGACTCTTTCGATCCCTTCCTTATTATCCAAAAATCTGCATCTTCAAAGTTTGTTTTAATCTCGCAGAAACCTCCGAGCTTGAGCGGGCTGGCAAGCTTATGGAGCTTTGCAATTTTATAAGATCTTCCATCCTCAATTATATTTTCGTTAGGAAAAGCTCCCCACTCAAACTTCTCCTCATCATCGCCGACTGGACTATAAAGATCGTTGTAATCTCCAGAGGATACCATGGCATCAAAGGTTCTATCTCCATCTAAATATGCTTGAAAAATTCTATGATTGCCATCTTCAACAATAAGTTGCTCGTGTTTGGTGTCCCAAAATAATTCCGGGAGCCCTTCCGTCATCGATGGCCTTCCGAGGCGAAGATGCCTCAAAGTCGAATCGCCCTGACCCTTAGACATAGTGATTTTTTCAAAAGGAATGCCCCTAACCAGGGTGTATCCGCTTTCGCTATCTTCTATTTCTCCAAGCAGATCCTCCGAGAATGAGAAGGGCATTTTTGAGAATGGAAGCTCCAATTGACGGCCGCTCTGCTTGCGAGCCTCGTTGTCATCGGCCAAATCCTCATCTTCCTCATATTCTATCTCTTCGAACTGTCCGTATCCTAATTCGTTTTTTGTCTCAAAGTATATTGAGGCCTCTTCCGGCGTTGCCTCGTAATAATCTGACAGCCCCTTGTAGCTCATTTCATCGTTCCGATAAATATCGCTAGCGTTCGCCAGAATATAATATGAATCAATAAATTTTGCCGGGATTCTGCCGCGATATCCATATACGCCCATCTCCCTAGACACCGCCATCGCCGTGCCCGGCATTGCCTCACCTTGGGTGCCGGAGCTGCGAGTTTTGTTGGAAATATAGTCATAAACATTGGTCTGTTCCGACTTGTTATTTATATCATAATCCGGAACAAGTTTGGCCTCATCCTGCAGAGAAAACTCAACGATCATGGGGTCGTCGCCAACCTTATCTGCTGTATGTACCGCGTGCGCTCGAGCTTCATCAAATCTGGATGTAAAAAATATTAAATCAGAATGGGCAATATCTTTATAATTCGTCTCTGACACTCCCGGCCGAAGTCCCGTCTTTAAAATATCTCCCAAATACTTGGTTGACGTACCGTGAAACATGGTCTTTGCAACTCTCCCGCGTATTTCGTGCTTTGATGCTTCAAACTCATCATCTCCGCCGTAATAAACAACGTTGTTTAGCCCTAGCTCTTTGAATACTTTTTTCACTAAGATTGAAGACTTCGGGTCCAGGGAAAACCCCCCTCTTCTTTGCAAGTGAAGATCAGAGCGTGGAGGGTTGGTCCAGGGGGCGTCATGGATCGACCCAACAAGAACGTCAGAGCGCCCCTCATCGTCGATTGCCGTGTATAGATCCTCTAAGATCTCCCAGTCTTTATACTTCATCCCTATTTCGGTATTTATTTCATCTATAATGTCATCAGGTATGGGCTCATCATCATCTTCGAATCTCCATATTTTGGAGCCAAACGCAACAATCGAAGATCCGCTGCCGTAGATATGCATAGCAATTTTATGTAAGCTTGCAATCTTGTCCATTCTAGCGCTGATATCAAAGTGAGCTAGAGCCAATAGAACCCCCGGATGAACATCAAGACTCGAAACCTCGTCTAAATCGACAATCTTCCAATCTGTATGCTCCCAGTTTAGCGTCGGGCTTATCGAGCCCATTACGTCCGCAGTAACTTCCAGCAGAAACGTCGTAAAAGTAAAGCTGCCATCTTTAAAAACATAATTATCTACAAACCTTCCAGATGGTATGCCTCCGATCTCCTCTTCGGCCTCATGGATTGCAGATTCTTTCGGATCCCTCCCGCCCCCGTTAGAGTCCCTCGGAATGGCCCCTCCAGAAATGCCCCACAATCCCGGGTTCTCAACGTATGGTGAGCGCTTGAGTAATAATATTCTTTCGCCGTCCGTTATCATTATGCCCGAGGCTGCTGAGCCCCAGTACTTCCCGACAAAGCCTTCGTCCCGGTAGTCCGTGGCTACTTTATTTAATTTCGCGATCTTTCTTTGACGCTTGGACATCTCCTCGTCATATCCATCGGACTGGCCAATTACCTCTCCGCCTGGAAGCACCGCCCTCCAGGTGCTGCCCACGGTCTTCTCGTGCTCAGCTATATAATCGACATAATCATTTCCACCATAATGAAATGTTAATTCATAATTTGGATACCCAGAATCCTCTACCACATATAGTATTCTGTTCTTTCCCGAGAATCCAATTGGCATCATTGAGCGAAGATTTTGATGACGCCAATCGTTATCACTTTTTATATTTATAAGCTCTGGAGCGGCGGCGCTTAGGGCATCGACCGAGACTCTTAGCTTTTCCCATGAGCCCTTAAAGGCATTATTTCTAGTGGTTTCGATTAAGTCTTCATAATCTTGAATCTTATCTTCGACCCCCTCTACCATTTGGTTGTTGCGCCTTATGATTCCTTCAATTATTTTATTATAACGTTTAATGTTCTCATCTTTATAACGATGAGCCTCGACCTCCATGAGGTGATTCGCATAAGAAATGAAGACATCTTTGAATAAACCATAGAATCGCTCTCTCTGTCTTTTTATCCTATTCTTAAATCCAGGATGGTTTTCGATTAAAATATTTCCTAGGTCGTCTATCTTATCCGAATAGTCCCAAAGTCTAATTTCATCATATATCTTATTGTAAAAATCTGGATTAAGATTTCCCGAGTATCCCCAGCCACTTCTAGCGCCGTGGAAGACAAGGCTGCCCTCAAACGTGCGAAAGAATTGGTCAGCAGAAGACCCAATAATCCTGGATATATTCGGCAGTACAAAATCTTCGTCAACCATAGCATCTGGGCTGCGAGTTTCATAAGTTATGCCAATCATTAATTTATTATCTCCGCGGGTCGTGGCGGTGCTCGATGCGGAAGATGCGGATCCAAAATTATCGGTCATATAGACGCCACCATGAGTCTTTATGGAGCTTGTGCCGGCCCCGCGTCCAAACTCATCGTTATAAACGGGGGGCTTATTTGGCAATAATCCTTCTTTTAGGATCCCCCTTAAATTATTTGAGGTTGTTCCGTGCCAAAATAGCTTTCTTTCGGCAATCTTGTGCAGCCTCGATATTTGCCCCGAGCGATTCACTTAAATTCTCCAATTTGCTTTCATTCTACGCTTGAATATTAGCAAATTTTCAAATAGTTAAATTATATTCCTAAATCTTTCATTTTCTTCTTTACAGAGGTGCAAGTATCTTTTGGTCCGGTTACCGGAAATGATTTATCTTCCAATAATTTATGCATCGTATAGTCATTTCCTTCTGGGGTCATTCTATCTCCCCAGTAGTAAACATCGTATTCATTAAAAAATTGCATAGCGTATGTCTTGTCCCAGTTTTCGGGATAAATATCAAAACTAGTATCACCAGCGATAACGGCCGTAAGCTTTATTCCATTTTCATCTAAAAACTCTTGGAGCTCCCCGGCCCGAATCCCCCGCAGCCCTCGTTCTGCGTCAATTTCTTTAAACTTATCCCTATCGGCATCAGTTGCCATTCTCCCAATCGGGCACCAGTTTACTGTAGAGCCGCGATACGTAATAAACGTCCCGGTTAGTGGAATATCATCGGCATCTTGCATAATTTCAGCTTGGGCGTATACCAGCTCGGTCATCAACTTTCTAAAGGCGACCTCTCCCAGGTGGGCTCGCAAATCTTCTTCTTTAATAACCTCATAAGAGATTTTTTCATCAGACTTTATAACGTTATAAGCCTTGGTTCCATTACAGGCCAGGGCATAAACTTTAAAATCATGCGGCATTGCTAAAAATAACTCTTCGCACTGCTCTTTTAAAAAGTCCATATCCGAACCCGTAAGGATTCCGATCTCGATGGACTTATTTGCTTTGGATAATAACTTTATAATCTTTTTTGTAACTTGTTTCCGAGACGCGCAAAGGGTGCCGTCCAGATCAAATAGGAATACTGTTTTCATTTTAAAATAACCTTTTTAAGTCATCATCAGATATATATCTTTCTCCACGATCGCAGATTATGGTTACGACTTCGCCGAAGATGCTTTTATTTAATCTAATTTGCTCGGCTGCCAGAACATTGGCCGCCGATGAAATACCAACTAGAACTCCCAACTCCCTGGACAGGGATATCATCTTTGACTTTGCATCTTCTGTTTTTATCTTAAGTGTTGCATCAGCGTGCTCAGCATTCATCAGGTAATCTCCGCCATCGCCGATTCCCTGAATCCCGTGTTCCTCTTCTTCTGGGCGCATAAATATAAGCTTTGTATTTAAATCATTTTCTGCAACAAAAGCAGCGATCCCCATCATTGTCCCTCCGGTGCCGGCGCCGGATACAAAGGCTCCCCATGTGCTTTCGCCTAATTGCCTAAATATCTCTTTTGCGGTTGTATTTTTATGGCATTGTATATTTAGTTTGTTTTCAAATTGCATGGGCGACCAAGCCCCCGCGGCTACAAGTTCATTTCTATACTTTATGGCTCCGGCGAAATCATATGGAGCAACTTCAATAATTTCAGCTCCAAAGAACCTCATCATGCTTCGCCTTTCTTCGGACATGTTAGACGGCATTATGATCTTTACCTCGTTCCCCAAGGTTGCCCCAATCGCAGCAAGAGATATGCCGGTATTCCCGGAGGTCGCCTCAACCAATATAGTGTCTTTCGAGATTGCATTATTTTTTAATGCATCTTCTACGATATATGAGATGATTCTATCTTTTATTGAGCCCGTGGGGTTATAGGTCTCAAGCTTTACAAGAATTCCGGACCTAAGTCTAACTAATGGTGTGTTTCCAATTAATTGTTTGAGCATTTAGTCCCCCATAACTATACTCAAATATGGAAAATTAATATGAGTAGCTCGTCCCTAAGATTTTTTCTTCTATATTTTTGACCGGAGAATAGCCGAGAATTCCTTTAATCTTATCTATATTGGCGAGAGAGTGCTTTACGTCGCCTAATCGTTCGGCTTTAAATATTGGAGGCATAAGATCTAAAATCTCACAAAGCTGTAAAAGCGACATATTTTCCCCCCTGGCTACGTTGAAGGCTTCCCCATTTAACTTTTCAGGATGCTCTGCCGCCAATATGTTCGCAGAAACAACACTTTCAACGGGGCAAAAATCTCGACTCTGCATTCCATCGCCATAAATTGTTGGACGAACATTGTTTCTCTTGCAGACCGAAAACGCGGGCAAAACGGCCGCATAAGCCGAATCGGGGCGCTGCCTTGGCCCGATCACATTAAAATATCGCAAACATGCGGTATCTAATCCCATTTCGGATGCATATAGTCGGCAATACCGCTCACCTGTTAGCTTCTGGAGAGCATATGGGGACCGAGGGTTGGGCTCGTCGCTCTCGCAGTTAGGAGGGCCGTCAGAGCCACCGTAAATAGACGATGAAGAAGAAAATACAAATCTTTCAACCTTATATTTTCTGGATAACTCCAAAAGCCTTACCGTTCCGTTTATATTTGTAAAATCAGAGAAAACCGGATTCTCAACGGAGGGGGCTACTCCAGACTTTGCGGCAAGATGAAACACGTACTTGATTTTATGATTCTGAAAGGCTCTTTCTAGGTTATCAGAAGTTATATCATAAAGAGCCGGAATAAAATTTTCATGCCCAATATGAGATTCCAGAGTTGTTTGCAATCCAGAGCTTAAATTATCAACACCAATAACTTTATACTTATTGAGTAATTCGTCCGTAAGGTGTCCGCCGATAAACCCCGCAGATCCGGTAACTAATACTGTATCCATTTTATAATTCCTTTCACTTAAAACTTATATCCGAAATAATCTATATCTTTAGAATAAAGCTTTCGAATGAATTCTACCATTTCCTCATCATAATAATCCTGGTATTTGTTGTTAAATTTTCGGTATGACGTTTTGAATTTTGGCAAACTTTTAGAATCAAACCTTCCAAGTTGTAATTTGTCAAAAACAACTGCTATATCATTATGTAAGTTTTCATATTTAATGTAGAAGTCACAAACTGGCTTGTCGTCTATAGTGTGAAGCTCCCAGTTGTTTAATTCTGACGCGTGCTTCTTCGAAAACAACTTAAATAAAGTCTTTGCATCGGCGAATTTATTAGCCTCCAGCTCTCTGCCTCCCACAAACCAGAATAAAGAAACGGCCCTATCCCACGGATTTCTTACGGCGGAAAATTTATAGTATGAATCAAATAATTCCGGTCCGATTTCCTTCTTTATCTTTGATGCGGGGCTATGCGGCCGCCACTGAGACCTCTTATTTATCCCATTCATTCTTCCTGCGATTATTCCATATTTTGATTCTTGCATATTGACAGAATCACCATTTTTTATGCTCTGCTTGGGGCCTATGCAATATTTCTGAAAGACGCCTTCGACAGAACTTCCTCCGACTTTTTTATTCTTAATGTAAATGAACTTTTTCGATGTGATATTAGCATTTAATCTTCGATAATATTTATAGAATCGGGCCTTAGTATATTCTTGGACTCAACCGCGGCCTCCAAGACTTTGCATATAGACTTTTCCCTCTTCATTTGCGCCAGAAGGGCATTTGTATCCTTCGGGAAGCAATGTCCAGAATAACTAAGTCCACCATCGGGGCCTGGAACATTTGTATGCATCTTTTCAACCCACGGGCCGAGCATTAAGTCTCTTACATTATTATAATCTATTCCAAGAGAATTGCATAGAAGATAATATTCATTAAATATTGAAACCTTAACGCTGTAATAGCAATTTCTCATAATCTTCATTGCCTCCGACTCATCAGAAGTGCAGGCCGCGATTCTTGCCGACGGGTATAGTCTCTTATAGAACAATATCAGCCTATCGAACAGCTCAGACTTGCTAGAGCTTCCAATAACTATGTAATCTTGATTGTGAAAATCTTCAAATGCCGTTCTTTCGGTTAAAAACTCTGGATTATGAGCAATATTAAGCCCATACTTATTTGCCAGCGTCTTGGTTACACCGATTTCAACAGTAGACTTTATAACACAGAGCCCCTTGTAGTTGTTCTTTTTTAAAAGTTCAAGATTCTCTTCGATCGCAGATAAGTCGAAGTGCTTGCCGCTTATAAATGGAGTCGGAAGGCAGAGAAACAGAATATCCGAATCTAGGACTGAATTAATCGTTCCTATTTTTTGAAACTTGTCGTATATAGCTGTGGTTACGCCATTTATTTTAAACGACTTATGCAATGCACTGCCAACAAAGCCATTCCCTATCTGTGCAATTCTCATCGTCATCATTCCTTCCTACCGTTTAGGCGCGGGAAGCCTGCACTTTTATCGCCTGAAGCCCCAATAAATTTTATTATCTTCTCGGTAACGTCCTTATCTTTGAATATATCCAAGATCAAGAGCCTATCCATGGCGCCTGCGTCGGAAAAGGTCTTTATAACATCGCGATGGAACTCGAGCATATCGGGAAGCCCCTCGTGATTAGAGAACCGCCTCACCGAGCGTGTCCAGGCTGCACTGTCCCTGATGGTTAATATAAATCCGCTGCTATTCGACTCGGCCAGCAGCTCTTCGTATCTTTGGTATAGCGAATTATCGATTACCGCAACTGCATCAAGATTTGCGACATTCGGAGTGCCACCGGTGAGCATGCACTTGTGCTCAGACGAAACCCCAAGCTCAAAAAGATATGCGGCCAAGCTGGTAGTCCCCGTCCTTGGAAGCCCAATTCCATATATGGCCGTGTAATTCACATCACGCTCTTTGCGATTTCATTGACCACCACTAGAGACTCCATTGCATCGTCTATTCCGAACCCGTTGCCAGATAATACTTCTTTATACGAAATTGTATGCAAATCTGTGAATCCGCCGCTAAACTCAACACTTTGGTTGTCAATCGTTATTTTTCTAAAAGCAGGCTGACCGGCAGCGATAGATTCTTTTGGAAGATCATTTTCATCCGTACTCAGCCTCCATTTTACGTTTGCTCTCTCTAGAATCAGGGTTCCAGAGACGCTTGATGAATACTTGCTTTCGACTATGTTTTCAACCGGCGACCCAAAAATCCATATTAACATATCGAAAAAATGTATACCAATATTTGCAGCAAGACCTCCCGACTTAGACTCCTGTCCCTTCCATGACTGGCAATACCACTTGCCTCTTGACGTTATATACTCAAGATTTACATCGACAACTTTTTTGGAGTTATTATATCGGCTCTTTATGTCTATAATGGCCGGATGATGACGAAGCTGCAAAATGCAATTTACTGTTCTTCCCGTCTCTCTCTCTATCTCTTTCAAATATTGCAAGTTACCTGCCATTACAACCAGTGGCTTTTCGCAAATAACATCACAATCGTTACGAAGCGCCAGCCTTATATGCGAATCATGCAAATAATTTGGCGAACAAATACTTATGTAGTCTATTTTGCCACTTGTTCTTCTCAGCTTGTCGACGTGTCTATCAAATCTCTCGATTTCGGTAAAAAAATCTGCCCCTGGAAAGTATGAATCAATAATTCCAACGGAATCAAATGGGTCAATTGCCGCTACCAAGTCGCAGTTGTTGTCTTTTATTGCTCGCATATGCCGTGGGGCTACATATCCAGCGGCACCGATGAGTCCAAACTTTTTCACTTTTTACTTCCATAATTAAAGAAAAGATTAATATTATGAGATATATACTCCAATTCATCTGCTTTTAGCCCAGGATAAATAGGGAGTGATAAGACCTCATCGCAGGTCTTTCTCGACTCCAGCAGGCCGTCTGAGTCTGCGAACGCCGAATAGTCACAAAGAGGTGCCGGATAATATATATTCGAGGGGATCCCATTGTTGTATAAAAACTTTTTCAAATCGTCCCTTCGACTTGTTCTTATTGTGAACTGATTAAAAGAGTGTAGGCTACATTTCTTTGGCAAAACAATGTTTTCGATATCACCTATAGCATTAAAGTAAAATCTAGCATTCTCCCTTCTCTTTTCAATCCATTCGTCCGCTTTCTGAATTAATACTGATAAAAATGCAGCCTGCAATGCATCCAGCCTATAGTTTCCGCCAGTAATTTCATAGTTATACTTTGATGACATGCCATGTTTTCTAATCATTCTTAGTCGTTGATCGACCCCCCCGTCGCCCGTGGTAACCGCGCCCCCGTCCCCAAGGCATCCTAGATTTTTTGCCGGAAAAAAACTAAAACTGCTCGCTATCCCGAAGCTTCCATTTGGGGCACCATAAGATTGAGCACAATCCTCTATAAGATGGATCCCCCTATCTCTGCATGCAGCCGATAGACTGCTTAGATCGCTATACTCTCCAAACAGGTGAACAAAGATTACCGCCTTCGTAGCTCCCGTGCAAGAGTTCATTATTCCATCGACAGACGGGGAAAAGGATCCTGGAGCAAGGTCTACAAAAACAGGAGTCAGACCCGCTTTTGAGATAACCGATGCAGATGATATAAACGTAAAAGCCGGGACTATAACCTCAGATCCCGGTGGTAAGTCGAGAGATGTTAATATCGCAGTTAATGCGTCTGTGCCGTTCGACACTCCAACGCAATATTTCGACCCAACTTTTCTGGAAAAAATATCCTCAAAAAGCTCAACTTCGGAGCCTAAGATAAAGTTTCCATGCTCAAGGCACCTCTCCAGGCATCCGACCAGCTCTTTCCTGCTGCCGCTTAACATTTTTGAAAAATTAAAAAAATCAATATTTGTATCTATTTTTTCCAAAAAACCTCTCCATTAAATGCTATACTATCGTGCGGAACTTTAAAGATATCGAGCCATATGTTAAATTGGCAAAAAAACATTTTCTGCCTCTTGCTTTTCGGCTCCACCGCGAACCCCTTTGCTCTCAATGCCTCGACGTGCTTGTCAATTATGTCGTGGTCTACCCACTCCATAATAAAGCCACTTTTATCTCTAAATACAAAGTCTTTAGAGAAATCTTCTAAAAGTAATTCTTTTATTATCTTTTTGCCAAAAGACTCTTTGTTGTATTCTTGCAAATCACGATCCAAGAATGGGTACCGTCCTTCGATGTCAAATTTTAAGCCCATTTTATCATTTTTCCGAAGGTGATGAAAAATAAGAAGATTCTTATCGTGATGTAGCTTGTCCTGGTTGGTTTTCGCAGAAATCTCTGCGAAAAGCCCTCTGGGATACTCTTCCGTGTCATAATATGAGTACCCGCCATATAACTCATCGGATCCTAGTCCGCTTATGCTTACTCTTTTTTGTTTTTTATTAATCTCACGATAAAGAAAATATCCAACCGATACCCAGTAAAACGGCTCCTCCCATATTCTCACTATTTCATATAAATAATCTTCAAAAGAGTCTATCCTGTGAGAGAAGTAATGTACATTTATTCCATATTTATCTTCAACAATTTTAGCATACTTATCGTCGCCATAGCACAAGAAGAGGCAATCCTCTTCTCGCCCTAGCTCGCACACCGCCTTCACTATGAGTGAGCTGTCGAGCCCTCCCGATAGTGGCACAGCGCAGTTCTTGGTTATCCTTTTTTCGACTGCTATTTTAAAGTTTTTATAGTATTTTTGCGCTACTGACATTTCCGAATCCAGTTATGTTTGTACTATTAAAATCTATTAATGGGAGCGATGAAATATTTGACGAATATACCACTGATCCCTCAAAGCTCTGCATATATAGTGATCTTACTTTAAATGGATCTGTATAAACATACTCTTTTTTATTTTTCTTGTCCCAAATGAGTATAGCGTACTGTCCATCTAATCTCTTTACGAAATCTTCGCCCCACTTCTTAAATGAGAATAATATTGTTTCGAAATCAGAATCATACTTAAAATCATACTCTTTAAGCTCTTTGTTTATTTCTCTGTAATTATATATTTCGCCATTAAATAAGAGAACATAGTCATCACACTCTAATGGGAGCTGCATTGTATCTTCGCCTGTAATCTGCAGTCTCGTCTGTATGAGCTGTGCCCCGTCTCCTATGAATTCTCCACAAGAATCTGGGCCGCGATCCTTTATTGAATCCGGAATTTCTGGATATCTATAGTCACCAATTACCGCAAGTATTCCGCACACCATACACCTCACTCGAAATGGTAAAGACAGTACTTTGCCTTACAGGAGTTGGCATAATATTCCCATATTTTTTCAAACCCAAATTGCTCGTAATCCCTCGGAAACCAATATGGAGCCATCTCTGCGGTCCCCTGGGGCTCTCTGTCTGGAGCTTCAAATATCACAATTATTTTTCCAATTCTCTTTAGATTATCAATAATCTCATCTACTTCGGGAATATGACATAAGACAGAATTCACATAAACAACATCATATTTTTTAGTTATACTGGGCAGGTCTGTATCGTCCCCCACCCATATATTTCTCAGTCCGAACACCCTCCTCCCCTCTTCAATGGCGCGTTCACTGATATCGATTCCATAAACTTCTATATTTCTTTCCCTAAACTGGTTGAGATGCCTCCCTATATTGCACCCAAATTCAAATAGCGTCGTTGGAGAGAGGGAGTCTATGTAGTCGTATATATAAAAATTATTTTCAAAAATATTATATTGAAAATGATATTTATTTTTATAGTACTCCCCCGCACTACTGCTCGGCCCCGTGGGAGTCTTAGGCCCCAAGAGTGACTCAATTAAGTCTTTATATAAATACCTATGAGCCATTCGACTTCCTTATTTTTTCCAGTTCGAATATCTCTGGGATCTCTTGGCGGATATACTCATCGCTTACAACTTCATGATTGACGCGTATAATGGATTTTGTCATATTTACTTCGCCCTTTATATCACACATAACAAGGCCATTCTCCCTGCACGAGAAGTGAAGGTGTCTTTTTCTATGGTTTTTTATGGCATCTCTTGGCCATTTGTCTAAATACTTATCCTCACTGTCGAGCCATAGCTTCCACTCTAATTTCTCCAATATTTCTTTCGATAACGCCCTCCCCGGAGCAATAGGCTCTCCTCGATGATGTCCGATACCCTTTATATTCCCCTGATATCCATTCGAATAAGTTGAGTATTTCGTTAATAAGTCATAATAATATATGTCTAATGAGGCTATTTCGTCATACTTCTTCTTTTGCATATTCAACAATACAAATAAAAAATACTTATCTGAGAATAAATTATCGGACCCCGTCAGGATAACATAGTCTGGGTCGTATTCCTTGCACGCCAGCAGCCTAATGTTCGCCTTTCTCCCCAGCGGAGCGTTGGGGGATTCCACATACTTAAACCCACAGCCTTCCACCAGTTCTCGCGACAACCTGCCCTCACTGCCGACGACTACTACATTTATAGTGATCTTTGGAAATCTATTTTTTAATCGCCTGATTCCCGCAGCCCAGGCCATGAAGACGTCATGACGTCTCCATATCATTGTGGCAATAACTATGCTCAGGCCGGCAGGCTCCGGATCGGAAAATAATTTTTTGTTAAACTTATTTACTCCATATCTATAAATCTTTTTTTTATTAGAATATTGAACAATCGGTTTCGACTTCCCGCCGCTCTTACTCTGGAGAGGCAGCTGGTCCGATGGGATCGTATATATCCTACTTGTATTTTCAATAGCCCCCCCAGACGATGATGAGGCCTTCCTTATGGACTTAAAGTTGGCGTTCTTCTTTTTTATTTTTATTTTTTTCACTTTGTTATTTAATCTTTATTTTATAAAATTTTGCCGGGGACCCAAACCAGACTTCTTTATCTGGGATGTTGCTTCGAACCTGAGAACACGCGCCAATAATACAATCGCTTCCTATCTCAAATCCAGGCATGAGAGTTACGTTCGCCCCAATGAGCGTTCCGTTTCCAATCCCCACAACCATCTTCTCGTCGTTCCTGCTCAAGTCTGCCGTGTCTGTCAGCACAAACCCATATTTTATTAAAACATTAGAGCCGATAACGGCGTTCGCAGAGATTGTACACCTACTTCCAAACGATGTTCCATCACCTATTGTGACATTCTCCCGAATCTCACAATAGGCCGTAAAACTACAGTTTTTTCCAATTTTTGACCCACTTCTTATGATACAAAATGGGCCAACCTTGGTACCGTCCCCAATCTCAACTCCATCTTCAATATATGCAAGCGGATGTATTTCCAAATTTCTTCCCAAATCTCTCACTATGCGCCCCCCTCGGCCGTCTGCCGATCTAGTTTTCTAATTATTTTCGCCGGAGAGCCATAAATAAGCACTTCATTTTCATAAAACGATGAAGTGACTACAGAGCCCATCCCTATTATATTTTTGCTACCCAGCACAGCCCTATTTCTAATGCAACAGTTTATTTTTATCTTGTTTAAGCTGCCAATTTTACAAAATCCAGCCAAAATCGCTCGCACTCCGATTTCATTTTTGTCCCCAATTAAAACATCGTGGCCAATATTCGAGTAATTCATTATAAAATTTCCAGACCCTATCGCTGTATCGCTCTCTGCTCCGGACATTATAGAGACATGAGCTCCAATCCAATTATCATCTCCAATTACAACCCCGCAAACATCATCGGGGCCGCTACTGGTAAACCCCGGCAGACCTATAACTGCGTATGGGTATATTATATTTCCAGTTCCAATCACAACGTTATCGCAAATAATCGCCGTACTATGAATCTTGTTTCCATCTATAAAACTCCACATTTACTTGATCATCTCCAAGATTCTACTACGCTCATCATCCGTCAGCTCTCTATTATTCGATGTTTTTAATATCTGCTTAAGAGTGGTTCTATTCCCCTCTGTCTTTATATCTACAATTATACCATTTATATCCTTCATGCTCAGGACCGTCTGGCTCTTGATTGATTTCAATTTTTTAGACCAAAGCTTTCCATCGGGAGAGTTATTCGCGTCGTCTGGCCATAAATTTGGACCAATTCTTTCAACCAATGACCGACTGAGGCATCGCCCGGGGGCGAGCGGCTCTGTTGATCGCCCTCCCTTGTACCCAAATGTATATGCCCCAGTCTTGGACTTCATATCGTAAAAGTACAAGTCGCCCCAACTTATTAAATCATATGACATTGCCTTGGTCTTCAGTTCGGAAAAAACTTCCTTGGAAATTAAATCATCACTGCCTAACAGGATTATGTGGGTGTATTGCTTGCTCTTTATGAACCACTTTATTCTGGCATTAAACTTCCGTCCAAGTGGCTTATTTTTCTCCTCGACGTAGTGGCACCCGAGACTTTTTGATAGCAACTCCGATCTGCGACCCTCACTTCCGACTGCCAATATATCTGCAAATTGACTATTATTCTTTACGAACAGCCTAAATACATCCTCTCTTCTCCAGATTGGGGTAGCTATCAATGGCCGGAACTCGCTACGTGGCGGTGGGAGCTTTCTTTTGCTCTTATTCCTCAGAGAACTAGACAGACCCTTGGAGGCTCCGTTGTAAGCTTTTTTACTTATATAACTTCCGTCCATTTTCCACTTTCTTTTTAGATATCCGACGAAGTGTCTTGCTCCAGCGTCACTTCCGAATTTTCTCATCTTCTGTGTATACTCATAATATTTTGAAAATGCTATAGCTGCCGTCGGAGCCGAATCGTGGTCCCCGAGTACTTTGGATATTTCAACATTTTGGTACCCCAACTTCGCAGCTCTTTTTGCAAAGTCTCGGTCACCACCCAGAACATCTCTAAACTCTAACTGCTGCAGCGCCTCAGAGCTCCATAGCTTCAATGAGCCAATCTTCTTCTCTAAGAATAAATCATATAATAACGAGGAGGCATTAAGAATTTTTACTCCATCTGCTTCTTTCTTTTTTGCGAACTTGAGCAGCTCAGTGATAGCATTTTTCTTAAGATACATGTCCTCATCTATCTGAAGGCACCACTTGGTACCAACACACGCATTTCGCATAGTGTTTAGCCACGCAGATTGTGGCGACTTATTTTTAATAACCACAACTTCAACAACATTTGGGCTCTCAGCGGCTAATTCATCTATTATCTTCTTGCAGCGAGCAAACGTTGGAGACCCAACCGTTCCGATGCATATTGTTATTGAGTCACCCATTACGCTCTATCCTTCAAGAAATTATCAAACAAGGTTTGAGCCCTGCTGTCCGGGAAGTGATTATCTCTAGCATACTTAGCAATTTTATTATAAGAATATTTATTATTATTTAATTTATTTCCCTTTGAAATCATATCTTTCTTTCCGGAAAATACCTCCCCCAAGAATGGATTGCTCATTACTATTTTAGCTTCCGGAATATTTCTCTCAATGAGGACCGGCATTCCGGCACCTATGTACTCAAAGAATTTTGACGAACTTTCTCTCTGAAGCTTCTTGCTTCCTAGCGGATAAATTGACGGGACAAACCCAGCAAAGTAGTGGCCACGATTTAGCTCCTGATAGAGCTTGCTATGGCTTTTCGGCTCCAAAATTAAAGAACCTGGAATTTTAGACTGCACGAATTCTATATTCTCCTTAAATCCTGGAGAGCTCCTGGTGAATCTCAATATACTTTTCCCTCGCCAGTATTTTATCGGATAAACCCCAAAGCTAATTCCCGAGGCATTCATTGTCTTTATCTTTGCTTCAGCCAAGGGAGAGAGTCTTCCCAAGTAGGCCATTCGCACCCGGTCCGTGGTGGCTATTTTTATATCCCTATCTCCATGGCAGTAATTCATTAAAATAAACTGATTATTTTTTGGAGCAGGGTATGGGGATATCGAGCAGGCTGTATCTACCCCGGTCATATCGAATCCGCACTCGGTAATCTTCAAAGTATATTTCGAACTAATCTTTCTCCTTAGAGGCGTTCTGTCAATAATTGCGAAATCATACTTTAAATCATAATCATTAATAAAGGATTCAAATTCACATATTTTATGCAATTCTTCAACTATCTTTCCAATCTTACATGGAGAGCAGTGATAGAGCCCGCCTCTACCATAGTTGCCGGAATATCTTGAGAAGATTCCAATCCTCACTTCAATACCTCTTCGAAAGCTTCGCCCCAGCGCTCTTTGTATTCTTTAATTCCAAACACTTTGATCGCCCTGGCTCGACCGGCCGCGCTCAGCTCCGCTTGCAAATCTTTTGACCCCAAAATTCTCTTACACGCCGCTAACATATCTTCCTTCGTATCTGCAAAAAGACAGTCTCTCCCGCCCCTTAGGTGCCTGCTTATTCCATGATTATTAGTTGTGACTAGCGGAGCCCCGCACATCATTGCCTCGACCCTGCTGCGAGGCATAGCGCTTCGCACAGTGGAATTCAGGCAAACCCCATACTTATTATATTTTTGCACTAATTTCTTTAACGGAAAGTTTCCAATACTCTCGGGCAGGTCCTCGTCTCCATGGCCAACCAAGTCGCACAAGCCAGTCTTTTCGGAGACATACCTCCACTCATCAAATCCTAATATTGCCCCTCTTTTTTCGAATACATTCGCTACGGTCAAGATCCTATCATTTCTTTTCAGCTTCATATCGCAAAATTCATCCGGATCAAATCCGTGGGGGATGTAAAAATGTTTTTTTCCAGGCAAGTTTTTATAATTCTTATCCATCGCATATTTGGAATTCCACACAACCACTCTGGCCCACCTTGGAATAGAAAAGGGAGCATCCGTCTGAACTACGGCAATTCCCGGTGCGCGATGCCTTCTTCGAAATGGCTCAAGCCTTTTTGCTCCCGGTGACACGCGAACCATAATAATATTATATTTTCGCGTCATTAGTGCGCGCTCTTTTGCGGCAACGATGTTCGCCTTATCTCCGCTAATAGCTGGTCGGCCGAAGTCCTCATCGGTCGGGGCACGGCCGTTGAGTTTGGTGCACCAAAATCGAGGACCAGTCTTAAAGAACTCATATTGATGCCCGCCATGAACGAGCCAATCCATAATTTCCAATTTTTCAACCATAGTTTTTAAACCGATCTTTCTTTAAAATTTCTTCAATTCTACTCCCGACGGCCTCTATTGTCATGGTTTTTGATATATTTTTTGCGTTAATGACCTTGTCGGCTATGTCTTCGTTATTCTCGAATACGTTTCTCATATTTTTGCGCAAAGAAGAGGTGGAGGGATATGCCCAATTCTGAGTCTTATTGTATAATGGCTGCCAGCCCATGCCCTTCACTGGGCCGATTTTGTGAGCAATTATATTTGCGCTATTTTCATCTAAAAATTCTGTTATCCCGCCGAACTTTGTAGTTATCAAATGATTCCCGGCCTCAATGGCATCATGAATCGGCATCCCCCATCCTTCGCCGCGATGCGGAGCCACATAGCAGTCGCCATAATTATGAATTGCTTTAATTTGCTCAAATGGAATTTTTTCGTCAATTAAGTATACTTTTGGATAAAACTTTTTATTTAGTCTTCTCTTTATATTTATAATATCAAGATAAATCTGCTCTTTTTTGTACTTATCCGGATCGAGCTTGCTGGTTTTTATAAGCAATAAAACCTTATCCTTCCGGGCGAACTCGTTGTAATAGGCCGTTAGTAGCTCTTTGTACCCCTTTCTCTCGTGCCATTGAAATATAGAATAAAACTTAAATACATCATCCGATATTAAAAGCTCAGAAGTTGCCGGGGACGGAACCGCCACAGTTAGCGCTGAGGAGCTCCAGATGGACGGGGTTGGCACGACCTCTATGTGACCTTTAAAGCCAGCCCTGCGACAGGCTGTGGCGACCAGTTCGCATGGTGCCCATATCTCATCCAAAAACTTTATAGAACTACGCCAAGGCGTGGGCAAAGCATCCGCCTCCCAGTAGAAATAGCCTATTTTATAATTATTTGACTTATGCTGGCTAAAGGGTGGCATATTCAAATATAAATCAATTTTGGGCGAACCAGAAAAGTTATTTAGCTTGATGTTAAAATCCGAAGGGCTTGAGCTTAATTCAAATTTTGTATTTACATCCGACCCAGACAACGCGAGTGCAAAAGCTCTACTGGCATTTGCATACCCAGAGGGGCCCGAGGTTTTTGCGAAATATCTTATTGAAGGCAGAGGCATCAGACGTACCTACCCACTAGAATCTCAGAATCTCCATCATTTCTCTTGTAAAATACAGAATCCGGAAGAACCCCAGATAAAAACTTAGCGGATATATCCTTTATATCATGATTATCTCTAACATACTTTGATGCAGCTCTAACTACATCGCTATTTTCGATATTTTCAGATATCAATAAAGCATTTTCAGATTCAATATCACCGATAAAAAATCCATTAACTCCATTCGAAATAATATCTGGAATCCCTCCAACTTTAGGCATAAAAACCGGAACTCCGGATGCCATAGCTTCAAGCATTGAAATGGGAGTTCCTTCCATTGTTGATGTAGAGAGAAATGCATCAAATAATGAGTAATATTTATGCACATCCCTCTTATGTCCGAAAAACCTAACGTTCTCCCCTGCGGCCTGCCTTAGTCGTCCAAGCTCGGGGCCGGAGCCTATAATTAAAAAGGTAAAATCCTTCATTTTTTTAGCAATATCTAAAACTCTATCTATATTTTTCTCAGATGAAAGCCTTGAAACAACCCCCACAGTCGGCCGATTGATTGGAAGATTATTTTGGACCCGAAACTCTCTCCCATCCCGATTGCAAAATCTGTCTAGATCGATCCCAACTGGTATAGTTGTGACTCTATTCTCTTCGACTCCTTCGATATCAAGACACAAAGATGATGATACTTTAAATATCTGATCAACTCCTCTTCTCGACTTTATGCTCGAGACCGAATCAGACCACTCGAAGTCGCTATGATAAATTTCAATTATTCTAGATGATATCGCACCAGTAGACACCAGCGCAGAGATCTTCTCGTAAACCCTTTTGCTATTATAATAAATAACAACATCGTAACCTCTTGAGGAGATAAGCGCCCCGAGACGATCAACGCCGCCAACCCTGGTGTGCTTTACTCTCTTATTGCTGCAAGCTCCGACGAGCGGATTTTTCCCAAGATATAGTAGTTCTATAGAAAGCATTTTGGAGTCTATATTGTCCAATATGCTCTTTATATATATCTCTGCCCCTCCATAAATTCCATACGGGATGACGATGGCCAATGTGCTTGGGTCGGCGGTCCCAAATCTCGAAAGCAACTCTAGATCTGTTCGTTTTATGCTATTTTGTTTGCTCTTTTTCTTTTTTATCGGAAGCGCTCGGCTCGAAGATATGACGACTCTTCCAATTTCCACTCCACCGATTGCCCCACCGGGTCTAGTTATTCTTATTTTTCCAAAAAAAGGCTCCGGCGCAGAAATCGGAAAAGAAGACTCCGACCAACTCGTGCTAGATAGTGAAATTTTTTCATCCAACAATATTATATTATCTTTCGACAAAATCTGGAGCCTCGCTGGGCCGTTTCCCGAGCGCTTCCGCCCTATAACCTTTATCCTTCCTTCGGCCGGTATCCTTGCCGGGTGCTCTGCGATTCCCCTGGGATTTAAATGAACGGTCTTCTCTGTCCCAACACGAATCCCGCTTCCAAACCATTTAAAATCCCTAGCGGAGTCGAAATCTCTCATACTAGGTCCAAGATTTGATTTGCTGCATTTTCCCAAGTAAACTTTTTGAGCGTCTCTTTTCTTTCATCCGAGAATTCATCTAAAATTATAGCCTTATTGAGATACATGCGCTTCATCTTATCGGCCAGGTCTTCAACCTCTGGGACCCATATTTTTGCCCCGGGGGATGCCCTCCAGTATTGATACTTATCTCCGGCAGCAATCTCTCTGACATCTACGAGCAAGCTATTTTTCTCATTTAAAAAGTCTAGATGGCCAGAACAATTTGGAGCTATAACCGGAAGACCAGCGGCCATTGCCTCTAAAAACGGAAGGCCGAATCCCTCTGCCGAAGTTGCGCTAACAAGCGAATCACAAGAATTATAAAGAGGAATCAGGCTGTCATACTTTCTTTGTACGATTTCAATCTGAGGAAGACTTTTTCCTTTGTGCTTTTTTTGTACTTTTACAATCTCTTTTGCAATATCACATTCAAATTTAAATTTTGGCTTCTTCAGAGAGGTCTTTATTATCAGGCAAACGTCATCGGAAGCAGAAAATGCAGAATAATAAGCATCAACCAGCATTCCTATGTTTTTTCTGTGATGCGCTATAGACACGTTAAGAAACTTAAATGATTTATTGGTCTTGATCGAATCTAACTTGTCTTTTCGGTCAAAATCTTCAATATTTATTCCATGAGGAACCACTATGCATTTATCTTCAGGCCAGCCAGATTCTACAAATACCTTTTTAGAGTATGAACTCGACGGCAAGACGTAATCCACATGCTTTATCTCGGGGAGCCAAACCCCCGGTAGGATACTGGACTCGTAATTATATATTGCAAGCTTTAAGTTTGACTTGCCGCGAAATCGCTCTTTAAAGTTCCGAGGGAGGGTATATGTGATGTCTATGTCCGGATCTTTGACCTCTCTCTTTGTCTTTTTCATCCAATCTGGCGGAAACATTTCATACCCGTTTATTGAATTAAGATATAAGTCATGACCCTTTGCATCAAACTGAGCAAGAAGGCTTCTGATTGTTACGGCCCAGCTATGGCTGGTTCCGAGCATGGCTTTGCTTCTGATCTTTAACGTCTTGGGCATGGCATGATTTTACCAAAAAAAGTACCAATAATTGAAAATACTAAATTAAAACTAACTATCTGCCCCAGCTCCCAAGTTGCATGGCCACGGTCCGTCCACATATGACCCAACTCTTGTATCCGCAACAACAAAGAAGCATAGCTCGTCTTCTTCGAATGCCTCTATATCGGAGCACAGCCCCAGGCCAATCCTGTCGAGATCTTTAATGTTCACTTCAACGTCGCCATTAACAAATCCTGACTTCTTAAGGTAAATTCCAAAGTTTAAAACGGTTCTATTCTCAGCGTTTAGAGCATCATATAAAACATTTTTAGTTCTCAATGTGGCAATTCCAGTCTGAGGATCTAATGATACCCCAACTTTAAATATAACTCCAGTCGTAACGTCTTCATAGAGAATTTCCAGGGTTATATCCGCCCCAACCTCAATGCTTGTTGTTGCGTCCGTGCTCGCCTCAATCAATATCGCCTTATAATACCCCGGCAGGTGGCCGGACTGGGATAACCAGAAAATAACATGCGAGGTCACGTCGACCTCAAAGGTTTCCCCAACTGCGACTTCTCCTGGCACAAATGTTGACACGAAAGAATCATTGTGCTCGAGCGGATAATCAAACAATGCGCCCAAGTTATCTGCATTCATTATATTATATGGAGTTATGTTAAACTTGTCGTACGATAATATCGGTTGATATGCGGTCATTTTCAAAGATGCAGATACAATATTTGTTTTGGACGTAAGATTAAGCGGGAATGTAGCAGTAACCCTGCTTGCCCCCGCTAGGGCGTCTCTTCCGACAATAATTGACTCTCCGAGCAAATTATCTGACTCTAAATCCGACTGGAGAACCACCTCATGCAGCCTAACTGCGAAGTTTACGCCAGCACTCGGTGTATCATAATTTGCAACCTCAAAGTCTACAGTAGCATCGCCTATGCCGGGGTGAAGATCTGGGTTTTCGCCAATCCTTATATACTGGCCGGTCGGATTTGCCAAAACATCTATTGAGTTGTCATCAAAATAGTATGCAGTTACTACCTCATTTACTCTGCGCACTCTAAACAACATGTCTTCGCCCAGCTTCTCTGCGTAATCATCAAAATAATCAAAATCGTATATCAGAGCACCATCTGCATTAAAAATCTCTCCGCTAAAAAAGACTCCAAGGCCATGTCCCGCAACCTCTCTCCATCCAACCTTTAGCTCCGCCCAGGTTCCGTCATCATTTACTATGTCTATCGTAGAGAAGAAAGAGGCCTTTCCGGTGAAAAATAGATCGCTCTCCCACGCGCTCCTCGCTGCTCGAAAATCTATAATAAAATCTCCAGACATTCCCGGCGCGGCTGACGGGTACTCTACTCTTCCGTATTTTTCCGTTGAAAACTCTATTGTTGTAATGTCAAACTTTATTCCGCGAGTTGACTTTGTTCCATCGTCCTTATCTATTGCCAAAACAGAGGATGACGCATTCCCAAGAGACTCTGCCCATTCGGAAAAGTATATATAAGAACTCTCACTGAGCTCCTCTCCTATGAGCTCAGTGGCCGTTGTGGCCTCGGCCTCATCTGCATATCCATCGACAACGTACCCGTCGACCAGGGCGTCAACATGAAGACTTGCAATGGCTTTCGAAAACTTAACCCTACCCTTTGTAATGTCGGTATCAGTAGCCGAGTCCTCACAGCCAACGTATGTCCCATCCGAAAACTTCATAGCGGGATATCCAGACGCAGTAAAGCACTTCCCTTCATCAGACTTTATAAAGTTTGTATAAAGATTTATGCTGCAGCCCTCGATACTGCCAGGCGGAAGGGGTATTGTTACGTTGGAGTACTCGAAGTCTCCATGATATGGAATCCCCGGCTCAGAGTAGATCTCTCCATTTGGAATGAACAAATCGTTTGCCAATATTTTTTGTGTTTTAAACTGAGGAGTACACAGGGACCCGTCAATGCACTTTGGCTCCTGACAGATGCAGGTTTCAATATGCTCTTCTATGAGGGTGGATTCAACGAACCTTCTTAAGTCACAAATATCTACAAACCTCTCGTCAAACGCGGCTCCTATGCTTGATATGGAATAATTCTTTTTGACAAATGGGACGCTCATCAAGTTTATGTTATCAGCAAAAACGTTTACCCTGGTTCCGCTAATAATTATGACATTAAAGTCGGATGCTCCAGAGAATTCAACGTCTGCCCCGTCCATGCTGGAGACGACAACCGAAACGTCCAGACCAGATGTGCCGACGGTTTTGGCTGTAATTTCAAACTCTCCGGCATCCGCTTGGTCCGAGGGTATTTCGATCTTATCCCCGACCCTAATGGCGAGAGCCTCCAAATCAGAGGACGTAGAAAATGAAATAACATTGCCTCCGGATGCAGATGAGCCGGACGATACGGAATCGGAAAATACCTCTGGATAATCAGATGATTCAAAAATATTCTCCAGCCGAAGCCTTAATATCTTAAAAGTCTCATCCGCAGAAAAATTTACATAGCCGTCTACAGCGTCTTCCATCAGCTCTATGTCTGTTCCGTCTACTGAGCCATCGGCATTTAAATCTGCCTTTAGAAAGTCTATAATGCCAAACTCTCCGCCGAGAATTCTTCGCTCTGTTGTCTCCGAATTTATTGTATTTCCGACAACATTGAGTAGCTCTATTATATCGTTTGATGTAATCTCATTATCACCATCCAAGTCTCCGGTGAGAACCTCCTCGCATATTGCTTCTATTATTCTATAGCGAGATGTACACTCACAATCTGTATCTGGAGTAATCACTTGCCCAACGAGGTTAGCGGCAACAAGGGCCGCCTCCGGGTTCACTATAACGACCTCATTGGCCTCGATCATTCCCGGGAGATCAATCTCTCCAGAGAATATGCTTGAATCCCGAACGTTTTTATCTGAAATTTTGCCAAGGAATATACTTGGATTATTATAATCCAGGCTGTCCAGATCTTTTATCATTCCAAAGGATGGGTAGTCTTCTATTTTTGAATAAACAAGATTCCCAGTTCTTGGATGAGTCTTGGGGTCTGAAAACTTGTCTTCTCTAGAAAGAGTTAGATAGTTTGTTCCGCCCTCCGATACATCGCTTATGGATATATTTCTCTCGAATTTTGATATATGAGTTCCGCCAACATATTCTTCTGTTTTTGGAAGAGTTATTGGGGTTCCATCACTTGCATATGCAGAGCCATTGGTAACTTCTATGGAGTCGGAATGAATAACAAACCACAAAGATGCCGTTATATCATCAACATAAACTCTATTTTTTGAGTCATATTCTACATACCTGCTCTGCTGGCGACCGAATCGCTCTGTTACCGATAGGTCTTGCCCGTTGTCTTCTTTTCTAGATACGGCATCATATCCCTTCTCGAGGAGTATCGTGCCGGTTTTATTGCTCCCTCTTCTGGAGATTAAAACGACGTAGTATTTATCGACCTCCATCGATGGTTCGATATCGGGGTCTGCAATCAGCATATCAGCAAAATTAAAGCTGACTATCTTCGGCGTGCTGCTAAGCTCGTATCCAAGATCTTTCAAGTCCTCTTGACTATAGGCTCTTTCCGCTATTGGCTCTGGCTCGGGATCAAAATCAATGAAGTTATCCGGGACATGATCTGAGGAGCACTTTGTTTCTGTTGACAGCTTGTGAATTGATACAACTATATCTCCAGAAAATTCATACTCAAGGCCCGCATCAGCATCCAGGTCTTCCTCTATCGATACCAACAAATCGACCCTCTGGAGGTTATTTGTTCTAGATAGAAACTTCTGACCGTACATCGGAGAATCCGACGAAGCAGCCGCAAAAGACACCTTGCTTTCTGATTCTAGCTCAATGTATAAGTCAGATATTGAATTCTCGGACCCCAATAAGTCTATTATTTCATCTTTTATCGTCTTTTCTGGATCCGAGCTTATAAAATTAGAAATTCCAATATTTGGAGACTCAACCTGAAAGGACGAGGTCGTACGTGCGAAAACCTTTAGTGGCTCAGCCTCTCTGAATATAAAGCCGCCACCGGCATCTGAAATTGAATTAAGGCTTTCAGCATATGACAAAAACTCTGTTCTTCCAGTCCCTCCGGAGAAGTTATTGAAAATAACACCGGAAATACTAGTATAGTAATTTTCTGTAACTTGCACTTCATTATCTTTAAACTCTAAAATCTCAGAGGTCAGAAGTCCCGAATCACCAATGCCGTTGAATCTTTTTCCTAAAATCAATACCTTTGCGGCATGTCTTCCTCCGAGATTAAGGCCGTGCGCCTCAACCTCGATCCTTTCTCCATGGGCAGAATCTGCCGGCTGTCGATCAAAATATACGGCAGAGCCGTCAAAGGATCCAGATTCTATTTTGAATTCGGAAGGGTTTGCGCCAGAAGAGTGCGCCCCAGGAGCCGAAGTATCCAGAAGAATCCTCTCGCCAAACGGCGCATCTTGAACCACGCCACTTCCGTGAAAGTCAATATTTAGCTCAGATACTAGAGATCTATGATGAATCTGCTCTTCGTCTAAATCCCTCTCTGTAACCCGCTGCCCATCAAAGAAGTTAATCCTTGGGGCATTGGCTTTTTTCATATTTCCCATTCACTGCTCCTAACTAACACATTGTCGATATTAGCTTGATTATTAATAGAGCCATCAGCAATGATTTCTTGGAAATTTTACCAAGGCATTTGAGTGAGCGGGCTTAAGCCTATTTACCAATTCAATTATTAAATCTTCTGTTTTTTCATCAGTTATTCTACCTAGATCGTCTAGAATTTCTATATCAAAGTTATAAATGCCTCTTTCTGGATCGATTATCGATGCAAAATTTTCATCGTCTGCCATTACCTTCGTAAAGTTTATAATAGCAGTTGTCATATCATCTTCTATTATTGGATATATGGATTCTTTATTTTCTGAATAATTTATATCTATATAATTTCCGTAAATATCTCTTGGAATGTGCCTTGCAACCCTACTGAATCGTATATTGTCAATTCTAGAATAAGCCGATCTTCCTCCGAGGATATCCCCTCCGACTCCTATTGTTCTGAAGTCATCAACAATTTTGATTTTATAATTATTTGATGCAATCGTTCCTCGGGAAGATAATTGCTGCCCGTAGGTTATTCCGCCATTATACGTTAAATTTGTTCCATAAGTTATTGTTCCGCCCTCGATTCCATCGACAAACATCGTCATATTATCCCGACTGGAATTTGCCTTATACGTGCAAATTATTCTATGCCAAGTATTTTTTGTCCAATTTATATTTGTCTTCACTGCATTCTCTATTCCACTTGCGGTTATGGAAAATACAATTTGGCCAAATTTACTTTTATATATTGATATTCTATCCCCAGAAAACTCCAGGGGAACATATGAGACTACAACGTCTACATCGTGCCCGGGCAGCGCCTCTCTTAGGCTTACCTCTCTTCCGTTCGGAGATAAAATAGCACCGACGGAGAAATCCTTATCCGTTCCGGTTCCTCCTGCGAGACGTCCGGATATCTGACTCCTATGTATCTCGTCGAAAAGTATGGCGTCCGCCTCTTCTTGGGTATAAAACTCCGAAAACTCCTTTGTTTTTCTCATTAATCTTATTCCAATGATTTTCGAGGCGGCAGAGGGCAGGCGAATAGAAGTTGGGGAGCTGGCCGAGACTCTGGCCATTGCAGATGATGCGATATCTATATAGTATCGGTCTTCGTCGTCAGCCTCTGTGTCCATGGCCGGACTGACCCAAAGCTCGATGGACCCCTCGTCCCTTCTGAAGTATGAATCTTTATTGTTTAAAATCAATGGCGGTGAGTTTATGAATCTTGCAGATTCGCCAAAGGCCGAGTTTACACTAACCCCAGAAATATCACTACTCCCTATTCCCGGATAATATGTAGCATCATTAAATATTGGACCACCGGCTGCAGCGTGGGACTCGAGATACGTCGCTCTTGAGTCCTCTTTTGAAAATCCAATTCTCATCATGTTGTCAACGAAGGTTGCTTCGTTATTTATATGGGCGAGTAATAGGGCTATTTGTTCTGTGTTTAATTTAAATTTAAAGTTCGTTTCTTCATTTAAAAACTCTTTTAAGCGCAGCCTTCTTCGCTGTAATTCAATTGGATTCTCAAAATGAATAAGGGCCAGGGTTTGACGGTCAGGGCAGGATCTATTTGGATCATTGAATTCACCAGTAATGCTCCTTACTCCGGCACGGCCGGTGGCAACTGGTCGGGTATCTTGCGACATCTCAGAGATTATTTTAAATTCATCAATTACTCCGCCAAACTGCCCCTCTCCTCTTATATCGGTTCCTATAAATGAATCTTTCCCTATCCTTGGAACGGACACTTTTAGCCTGGTTGGGTAGTCGAGCTCGTATTTTCCAGGATGCAACTCAAAGGGAACGGTCCCACCGGTCCCTGCCGTTGTAATATTAAATAGGCCAGCCCGATAAGACTCAAACTCTGCAGTTTCGCCACCATTCACCGACTCTGTAATCAAATCTGTCTCTACAAGCTCGACAACGCATGGTTCGTAGTCGATGTCTGCAACGCCAAGGGACCCGGCAATTCTTGAAACATTTAAAAATGTCTTTGACAACTCAACGCTTCCGTTTTCTCTTAAGATAACTCTCTCAACTCCGACTCCATCCGTAGTATCTCCAAAAACATCAATAAAACTATCACCCAGGCTGGCGCCATATCCGTCTATATATCCATCGCGATCATCACAGAAAATCACATTGTCGGAGTCAAATCGTAGCGTCAGATTCCGCCCCAGATTCTGAGTTGAAATCCTTCCAGACTCCGAGGTTAGCAAGTTATGCCCAAGCTCAGAGTCAAGCGAAATCTCAAAGTCTACCGACGAGCCCCATGGGCCAGTTTCGTAACTATCAATCGCCGGAATCATTCGATCAAGAACAACTCTTCGCATAGATATGTCATCCAAATCGATCGGCGGCGTAGAGTGGGTTTTTAGGATGCTCTTTCCGCTATATTTCTCAATGTCAAATCCGGAGTCCGAATAGTAAGAAGAGCCAGATAGCCAAATCCCCTCTTTTAGCCTTCCAAGGACGAGTCCAAATGTTCTAATGTGAATGTCTAAATCTGAATACTCAATTGTATCTGTACTTTTGCAATCAACATTTCCACCAACAAATTCTATCGTTCGATCCGACACGTTGGCCCGGAAGGATGGCTTAATTATTTCATCTCCAGATATTATATTTATCGCCCCACTGTCTACCGAATAGAGAACCCCACCGAGCTCCATCTCTTCTCCGTTACATGTTTTTCTATAAATCGAAAACTTTTCATTTTTAAGATCTGTTTTAATTCTACTCTTAATTCCGGCTGTCGGAGCAAAAGAGAATCTGATATCTGATGCCGAAGTATTAAATACAACTGGATTTAAATTAATGCCAGACACTATTGTTACGCGGCTAGAGTCGATTACGCTTCCTATTATTAGCTCTTCTCCGACCATGGTTGGGGCCATTCCGGACGATCTTATTATAATAGATCTACCAACCATGTCCGAGGAGAACCCTGCATCGCCGGAGTATAGAGAGCTGGAGCCGGCAGATACCGTTCCGTCCTCATATATGTCTGAAAACAATATATTGTCTATCGCAAATCCGTGCAGCACCTCTTGGCCAATGTCTGAAAATTTATCATTTATTTTTATCTTTGCCGAACCACCAAATCTATATAGATTTGGAGCCTCTAGGCCATCAAGAAATAGGTGCATTTCATCTTGCTCGTTAAGAGTATTTAACCTCCAACTTGCAGCGACATGATGCAGCTCTCCGGGCCTAAAGTTCTTTATATTTGTAGCTATATTAAAAACACCCGATTCGGAAGATGACTTACTTTCTTTTATTCTAAAATTTAGAAATCCCTTGCCATCCTTGAACAGAGAGACTCTTCCGTGGCGCTCATCCTCTCCGGTATCGTATATATACCTGAATCTGTCTGAATTTAAATAAATCTCATCCACGTCATAATCTGGGCCGGACAGGTAGCCATCGGCGTAACCATCAATATAGCCATCGGCGTAACCATCAATATAGCCTTCGGCGTAACCATCCACGAACAGGGCCGGCTCTCCCGCAAAGAAGGAGAACAAAACCTTTGAATCAGTATTTATAAATATATCATTGCTCTCTAGCGTACTCACCCTCTCCTCGTGCCTTCCCTCAAAGGACACTAGGGATAAATCCAGAGAGGAAGATCTTTCTGAGGCTGGCTCGAAAACAGATGAGTCAAGCCATCTTATCGCAATGTATGGCTCGGACAGGAGATCGCAGTCATCCAGATTGGCATCATTAAAATCTGACCCGGCAAGCCTTGACAAAATTGTGCTGTCTGCGCTTATTGTTATATTTCCATCTAAATCTTTATCTACGCTTAGTCCGATAAACTCATTAGATATCCAGTCCAAATATACTATGTCCAAAATGGAGTTATCTACTCCGTCCATAATAACAGCCAGTGGAGTTCCGAAGTTAGCATGAGCTAGGGCGATCTTAATAGATATTGATCCATCGCCGATTTCAATTGGAATCATTCCGGAAAACGTACCAGAAATTGCACCATCAAATTCGGACCCGCCGGCTTGATCGATGTAATTTGCTCGAAAAAATACAGAAGCAGAGTATTCACCGCCGGAGCATGGGAGGCTTGAATAAATAAGCTCATCTCCACCGGAGAGCCCTCCTCCGCTCATTCTATATATTCCTCCGGATTCATTGGTAGAAAAATCACCAACTTTTGCCCACGGGATTGACTCCAGGGACGACCCTCCGGTTATGACGTTTATTAGCTCAGACTGCGTCTCCCTGATGTTTCTCCACCCAGACTCCTCTATCAGTCCGTCTCCGCAGTATCTGAGCTCCGAGGAGCACACAGCTCCAATACGACACCCGTTTTCATCTTCACTTCTTCTCGCCCTCAGTACCGATGAAAATTCACCGTTTGTTGTAACCTTTCCTGAAATACCATAATTTGAATGAATTTCTTCAAATGTATTTTGAAACGATCGAACCGCTCGGTCTACCTTGTAGCTTCCATCCGGAAGTATTGACGGGAAGCCAAAATCAGAATTGATGACGAGAGAATACAGGGCGGGGTCAGTAGCCATGAGCTGATCTTTGCTTGTAATCTCCCACTCTTCAGAGATTAGGTCTTCATTCTCGCTATACTCGCCCAGAAGAGAAGATATTCCCCAGTATAAATATTTAGAAATCTGACACTCAAAATCACAATTTTTATTATCATCATGATACCACGATGATATCGGGTATACAGCCGGAACTATAGGATAATATCCTCCCCGCGCCGTATTCATGGCGGTTGTCAGCTCCGATCCGACGAAGAGCCCAAACTTGTCCGGGTATGTATTTGAATAGCCCACATCACCTATTAAACTCCACACCATTCTGGTCGTTGGATCTACAGCTTCGTCCGAGATGTCATTTGAATATATTACAATACCAGTATTAAACTCTTTATCTTCCCAAATTCTTGACTCAAGTGAGTCAAAATCGCCTCTATCTTCTGAGACTATTATATATGAATTTCTTTCCGTCAAATTTTGAATAACGAGCTTATTATCAGGATGACCGTCTTCGTCATTATCCAAGAGCTGGGCAAGAACATTTGCAACGTGCAGGACTTTTTCGCTTGAAGCCAAGCTCGTAGAGAAAATATGAATCCCGAATACATTAATGTACTTTACAAGCCCCGCGGCAAAAAACGAAGATAACTCCGCCGGGGGATTGGAAAACTCCAGGGAGAAATCGTCGTATATCGGGAACGCTCCAGATGGAATTACTACATTTTTATCTATTCGACTCCTAATAACCCACTGGCCCGCATCTTCAGACAGCGGTGATTCGCAGGTCTCATCGAAGCCTATAAATATCCCCTCGCTTACATCCGCATTATGAGGAAGACCAGAAGACACGAGCGGAAAATCATCTTTGTTTACAGAAAACGGCATACGCATGGGGTTTCTTGCGGTCTTTCCAATAAATATGTCTTCCAATCCAAACCTATTTTTTATGGAATAATTATATTTTCCTATATTAAATACAGACTGGCACATGCTATCTGGAGCAGATATGGAGATTCCGTGCCCAAATGATGAGTCGCTATGCGACATAAGATCCGAGTAGAGAACTTGAGCTTTCTTTCCGGCATTTAGGTGCGTCTTTAGCAACACAGAGACAACGTTATCTAATGGATTATGATCTGTTGTTACATTGACGTGACCAGAGCTCCAATCTAATAGGTAGTCCATATTCTCAAAATTAAAAATTTCTTCAGACAAAGCGCTGGTTGCGAGGGGAATGGAGACAGATTGAGCCACAACTCTTAATCTTCCAATCGGAAGGTAATCGTTCAAGGCCTTCGACCCTGCGGCGCTAAGATGCTGCATATTTCCGGGGATTCTCTCGATAATAAATCCGCCAATTTTGGTCGGAATTCCGCCCCTTACCGTTCTTCCTGCAAGATCCAAGAACGCATACACCTCATATATCCCGCCATTTGAGTCGACGATCTGAAGTACAGACGGGGACTCATCGATAAGGAAATTCTTGTTCAGGAATGACGAAAGATCGATCTCGTGGTCCAACTCAATTCTTATAACCTGGGTGTCTTTATTTCTAAAGTCCAAAAGATTATCAATAACATTGCTAACAGCGCAGACACATCCTCGTATGGGGTACGGCCCCTCGTATGACGGATACTCCACCGCATCAATATGCTCTTCTTTCGTCTCGAAGATTAAAATATTTCCATCGGAATCCCTTACCGGCTTCACATTAAGCAGAATCTGCAGAGATTTATTATTATCAGAGATAGAAATTGCGGCCACACAATTAGAGTCCAAATCGGACATGTGATGGGATATATCTGTAGAATGTCCAAGCGCTTCGGGAAGGGAGAAGGTATCAACTCTTATGCTCGTATCGAGCCTAAGTGGGCCAAAATGAGAAAGGGCCGGTGGGCTTTTCTTTAGCCCAAACTCTCCGGACGAAACCTTCTCTAGTCCAGATTCGTCGTATACCATCTTGTAGTTCGATATAGAGACTCCATCTCCAGAGTAATCTATAGTCCCAACAGCGTTGGATATCTCGAATAATTCAAATTTATTTTTGAGGCTAAACGGATCCGTGGTTGTATTGTAATAAAACCTATCTTCTCCGATATCATCCAAGTTAATCGTTAAGGTTGCATCATTATTTATACCTGCCCACTCCGGACGAATCCATGCAGATAGCGTTCCCTCTTCTATTGAAATATTTGAATCGGAGGGTATTTTAACAATATTATCATCATTTATCATCAGCCCTGAGCCAAATCGACCCTCGGAGAAATCCAGAACACCGCTGTATTCAACTCCACCCGGAGATAAGTAGTCTCGCCCAAGAATCCAGTTTCCAAAATGAGACTCAGTTATCTCCGGCTCAATCAGTGTGAACGATTCTATCAATGATTTGAACGCCGGGACGGTCGGCCCAGATGTAAATGCCTCTAGCGTCCCCAGTAGCGCGCTTCTATACGTTTCGCGGTCTGTCGACATAGAGAAGTCTTTGAAAAATGGTATATCAGTTAGGTTTCCGAAGTTTTTCCTCAGAGCATCCCTGAGCGCTCCGTATTTGTATGATACATAATAATCCTGCCCCTCGATCATCGCATTGGAGATGGACCAGTCAATTTGATTATCTCCATATTCATATGATACATAGATATCGTCAGCAACATACGAGTAATCTAAAAAGATCTTCCCGTACCTATAATCCACAATGAGACTATCTCCGGGCTCGGGGATGTTGCTATCGATATAAGATATATCTACCATATCTCCATTTGCAACGGCGGCATCCGACGGAATTAATATCTCCATTCTATCTTCATAGATGTCTACAGTGGCTTTTACAATGATCTTCGCGCCCGCTCCTACTGTCGGCTCTTGCGCCTCTACGTTATTTACTGCAGGAGAGAAGACGTCAAGCGTTGATGTCAGGCTGTCAAAGTTATTTATTTCGAACCTATTTCCATCCGAATCAAGCAGAAAATCTTCTAGGTTATCTATTGATGAATTTATGCTTCCGCTCCTAATCCCGGCCGAGGCTGTGCCATCGAAAGAATTGGAGAAAACTATTTCAACATCGTCGATTTTTGTTACATTTAGCTTCTCATCAAACAGCTCCTCTCCCGTTTTGGACAAGGTTATTGATAATAGTTTGCTAATATTTGAATCTTTTACCGTTATACTATAAGTCCCATCTTTTTCTATCAGGTAGCGACTATCATGCCTCTTTAGATCGATAACATTGGCGTCGATCTTCATATGTGAGGCGTTATAAATATTTCCGCCGCCGTCCGAAACAAAGGAGGTTAACAAGGAAGCATCGAGGGCCGATTTTCTTTTGGATCTGTACCTGCTATCAAGGCTAGCGCCTACAACTGATTCTTTTAAGTAAATTCCATTTATCTGTCTTATATCGGACATCATGGCAACCGTATAGTCGCCGAGAACAGTTGCAGCAGAAACCGCCTCCCCGTGAGAGTTAAATGTACTTCCAATCTCCGGAGACTCAAATGATGGCTCTAGATCTATTAGTGATATACTATTGGAATCAAGAGAGAAATCTTCATATATTACGGCTGCATTTTTAATCGAATCAGAAGCTCTGTTTTTCTTTGCGATCTGATCCGAGCTTAATAGGTTGGGGTTTTTGGTTATAATCTTTGAGCAACTATATTTTGCCGTTCCAAGCGCGAGGGGGTCCTGGCTCTTATTGATTCCAAGATATACAACTCCATGCGCATAATCAACAACATAGTCTCCAACGCGAGTTATCCTGGATAAATTCTCAAAAAATTTATCGCCGCGCTTAGACAAAACCGACGATACAAACCCCGATCTTGATGCCTCGTTGATGTCGTAATCAGATGAAAGCGGAGAAAAGAACCTCTCTTCTATAAATACATCATCTTTGGAAAAAGATAATGATGAATTAAAAAAGACACCCATGGCGTCAAGCTCTTTATTTAAAATGCCAATATTTGAAAGAGCCATGGAAATAACTCTTGGCCCAATAATCACTTCCGAGCCCAGCATGGGGGTCGACAAGGAGTTGGATATTCCAACAGAGTTTATCACGCCCTCTGAGTCGGGGGAGCCAAAAAACTGAATCGGCAGATCGTCCGAATCGGACTCCCCTCTTATAAAGTATTCTTTTGAGTTCTCGTCGATCAGCTCTGCCGGGATGCCCGGCTTGATCTTAATGTTACTATTTGAACCTCCAGATACAACCGTAGTCTTAAATGCCGGAGAGACAAACTCTTCGAATGGCTCGATTTTTTCTGCATCAACCTTTAGGAACTCTGCCATTTCTGATTTTTTAGACTCAAACTTTGGAGGAGTTCGGCCAGTGAAATGGATTTCCGTATCGGTAGTGTATAGTTTTTTATATACTTCTCCCGTTGTTTGGTTTACAATTCTAAATACATTTGTTATCGGCTGATGCGCCGTCTCTACCGAGAAAGACGACGTAAAGTTGTTTTCCACATGCTCGGCCGAGACCTCCTCGTGACATGGAGCTCTATAATCATCTCCCTCTGAAAATACCTCTCCGTAAGAGAATTCTATTTTCACCTCTTGGCCGCCGAGATCTCTCACCTTGCTGGCGACAACATCTCCTCCATCAACATAATAGTCTAAATTATTCTCAAATACGTCTCTATAGTAATATTGCGCAGCGAGGCTTTTAGACCCAGTTCCAGATACCCCGTCTCCAACGATTATTACCTCTCCGGTTTCGTAATTTATCGAGTACTCGCCCTCCAGCATCGGGAGTCTTGATGTATTAAACTTTAGTTCTTTTAAAAATGCACTTGGAAGCCCCGGCTCTCCGGATGAATGTGAAAATGCAACCCCGCCAATCTCGGCAACTTCGTTATTAGAAAAAACAATCGGAGCATTAGACAAAAAGAATCTAGAAATATTGGTTGGAATCGATTCCTTTGCCACATGTTTTACGTTAAATACACTAACTGAATCTTCCGACACCTCAATTCCAAAGTCATTAAACGCATAAGAGATTATTAACTTATCGCCGGGTCGTGGCTTGTCTATATTTCCAAACTCAGATATTAAAATTTGATTTGATTTCAACTCAAAGTAAGAAAGAGAATGTTCTCGATCATATTTATTATCCAGTATGGAGTACTTATATCTTTCTATATTATAATCTGTTCCTATTTCATTATTGCAATCATAAATATCATTTTCCTTTATGAGCGCTAGGGACAATAATTTTATTATATTCTTATTTGCAAGACTAATTAAATATCCATCAAATTCGCCATCACTTGTATCTTCACTAATGTCTACGCTTACCACTCGCCTGCGGAGCGACACTGGGCCGCTTGATGGCATAGCCCCCTCCCTCGCCTCTCCGCCAGAAGACAGGTCTATTGCTCCGAATCTCGACGGAAAGCCTTCGGGAATCTTCGAAACCCTATCCACACTATACGATCCTTCGTTTCCAAGGCGGTCTGTGGCGCCCGCGCCTCTTGTTCTTAGCTCGTTAATTACAGTTTCTGATATGTAGTTGTCGCTTAACACCTCTCCGATGTGCTTTTGGGCCTTATATATTTCATCAGCTTGGGAGCTAACTATATCTTTTATTAATGTATTTTCTAGGCTATATAGATGCGGAACTTCTTCGAAAATTCTATCGCGAATCGGATTATATGAGTCAATTCCTATAAAAAAGATCTCTCTTGAGTTATCATCATTTATTAAAGACGCGCCCCTCTCTGAAGAAAATGGAGAGTCGTCAGTATCAATCATTTTAAGTAAATAAAAGTTTCCAGAAACCTGTGGTCTGGTTTTTATCTCTATGCTCTTATCTTTTACCGATACACTCAATATCTCCAGGTCATCTATATTCCCGCCCAGGGATGTTATCGTAAAGTTACTGGCTGAAATCTTGTCGGATACGTTGTCGGTGAATACGATCTTTATCCCAGTACTAGATGTAACCGTAAAATGAGTTGGTCTTAATAACATTTTTAACTTATCCTAAATTCTTCTCGTAAAACTGCCTCAAAAAGTATTAATCCGGGAGAGATGTACTGATTATCTAGAGCTTTAATAAATGATTTTCTTCCGCCAAGTCCAGACTCATTAAACATAGATATATCAACTGAGTCGACACCCTTAACGGAGGCCGCAGAAGATATAAGATCACTGTAATCAACCACGGACCCGAGTCTCGAAGAATTTAACGTGTTAGTTATATTGTTCGAAACATCCTCGATTATGGAATTTACATTAAGTATATAATCTTCATTAATCATTATAGTTCCAGATACATCTATAGATAACTCTTCTGCAGACTTTACGAGAACATCTGCCGTTATTGGCCTAACACTTTCGATTGCATTAGTTGCAGAAGATATTACGTCATTAACATTATAAGATATAGTTATTCTCTCCCCCTCCTTGGGGGCTACAAAAGAGTAATCTGCATAATATATATCATTGCTTCCCGGCTGGCTCATGGAATCTATCAAAATAGATCCGGAAAGCAATCCAGTCGAGGCTCTAAATCCAGATGATACAGATACTCTGTTTATTAATCCAAATCTTTTATTTGTAATGCTACTGCCAGACCCTGAAAAATATAGCTCTTCGACATCTTGGTCATTATAAACCAAGACGCTAACCCTAATAATATCGCCTGAAATCGCCGTAACACTAGAGTTATTTGGAGTGGATGGCAGGCTCACGTTGTACGCCTCAAGAGACGGCGCATAGAAAGATTTTTTAGGACTATATTTCGCACTCAACAGGCCCGCCCCGGCAATATCATATTTTAACCTGAGAGTCATGTTAGAGGACAACAGCTGTGCCGAATCAATTCTGGCGATGCCCACTCCATTCGGAATTGTTCCCCCAAAGAAGCTTTCGAGCTCTGATTTTAAAGATATTGTCAGGCCGTCAATTGATAGCCCTGCGGTTAAATCTAGATCAAATCTTGTCAGGGTTTCTCCTGCGATCTTGATCTTTCCCGGAGAGCCTGCACCAATCACCGAGACGGCTAGTTGTGCTGGCCCAAATCTCGAAACACCTCCGGAGGCGTGGTCAAAAAATATTGGCTGCATACCCTGGGCACTATCAGACGTTACAGAAGAAAATAGAGAGTTAGAAACGTCAGAGCCGAGGATCGGCAGCGCCTCCAGGGACACTTCGCCAATAATATTTGGAATTTCTGCAACGTATTTTACAAAAATATCCGAACCCAACTGCTCCGTCTCGTCTACGAGGTCTAATACCTGCGCCTCCGATAATATGTCCTCGGAAGGAAGAGTTATTGAGTTTAGGCCGAACGATCCATTGCCGCCCTCGATGTCAAATAACTCTACCTTGTTAAAGAACGCAGTCACAGCCTCTCCGGCAGTCGCCGGAGAATCCGATGGCAAATATATGATGTTAGATGCAAACCCGCCATCTGAAGCTTTTGTATTATAAACTTCGACCCCAGTCGAGGTAATCACCGACTCAACATTTTTTATGTCGGGGTATTCTCCGCCAAGATCTATCCCGATTGCCCCCAAGACTCCATCTCTTGGGACGCCCCCTATGGCTCCGTCTATTGTGGATACTGAGTAAACAGAAACCACCCTACTTATTTGCTGCTCGGTGGAAACTATATACTCTATGCCATCGCTGGTCTTTTCTATTATTGCGGATTCTTTATAGATTCCATTGCTTAGCGCCCAATCTATGACGTCAGACTTTGAATCATCGAATAAGCTGCGCTCATTATCAACATGATCATAATCGATATACTTATCGAATCTTTTTCTCCATGTATACGCCGCCTCAAGAATGTCCGATGAGCTTGGAAGGCTCCGGCCTTCGATTCTTATTAGCCCGGTCTCCGATCCGCCGCCAGACAAGCTGTTGCTGCGGCCCACCACATAGGTCTCACCCGTTGTTTTATTTTTTATAGAAGAAACGCTAGTAACTGGAAAGTGATTTAATTGGATATAATCTCTTCCAGATATAGATATAGATGAGTTTTCTCCTATTATTCTAATATCCTGGTATACGCTGCCCATATCGGACATATCGGTATATCTCAGAGCATCAGCACTATTCAGACTTGGCTTTGAAACTATTTCCCCAAGAACCTCTTTCTCTCCGGATATAAAATGAATCGAATCGAATCCAAACGGGCTTCCGCCTGTTTCTGGGTTCAGATCTTTCACTAATCTATAATTTCCAGAGGACACCCCATTCTCATCGGTAGATTCTTCCGCGAAGACCCCCGACTGGCTTCCTACAATAGAGACTATCGAATCGACCGGCTGAAATGGAAGGTTTCCGTTTTTAAATGCCAAAACTCTACGCTCCGATGCAGTCCTTGTTGGGTCTTGCCCGGCTTGCCCGAGAATTACATCATTTCTTTCATCACTAGCTCCGCCACTACCCGATAGATCTGTATATATAAATGACTCTGAAGATTCCACTATATTTTTTCCGAGAATGTATACATCGACTTTTCCGCCAGTTCCAGAAGATAAAATTCGACTCTCACCGCCGTCTAATTCTATAGTTTCTGTTCCGTCTCTCGACATGAGTGTATCTCCCGGCTCCACAACTATCGCGTCCAGAACTCCCGGAGAGCTGAGCGCTGCGCTTCTATACCCAGAAGATGTTCCGGTATTTGAACCTCCAAATATAGACAAAATCCTTGCACGAAAAGAGGAGTCAACCTCTACGTTTGATCCTCCAAATAGCGAGGTTAAATTTACAACATTAACTCCGGATCCAACATTTGATTCTATAATCTGAAGAGATGCAACATTTCCGGCAGTACCGGGGCGTGTTGCCTGAACTGGAACTTCAATCGCATATTTACTATTTATTCCCGCTATATTTAGTGACTTTCTAAGCCTATTTGCCGTTGCTGCGAACCTTCCCTTCTCAAATGGGGTCATTGCATAATTGCCGATTACAGAAAACGAAACGCCATTTCTAGATCTAACGGTCGTTCCAGATGGAATTAGGATATCAGTAGAAATCGAATTTGTAGCAAAAATAACGACCCCAGATGCTAACGCTCCGGCCGCTCTTGTTATCCCAAAATTTGATGCAAGCATATCCAAATCCGCACCAGAGGTTGAGGCCAAAGATTGTTTTTCAGATATTGCCGCCAGCGTTCTATATAGCCGATCAATTTGGTCCGCCTGAATATCTACAAACAAATCCCTAGATACAGATCCGGGCTTGGTATCAAGATTTGGCTGAACCAATCTTAATCTTTCCAACATCGTTGCTACTACTTCGCTAAATGTTCTAAATGATGCCATCTTTAATTCCTATGTTAACCTTACGGTTATAAACTCACTAACCTCTGTTAGCTCTCTGGTAATAACTGAAATGGATATATTATATAATCTTGGGTCATCAAGGTCCCTGCCTACGTTAACATTTCTAATTTCAACTATTGCCTCGCCTGGAGATAAAAATTGCCGCCTCTCTTGTGCTCTTTGCATTGCAATTAGAGTTTTAATAGCTGATTTTGCCGATGCTATTATTTCCATGGACATCATATTTTCATCAGTATAGTGACCTACCCTTAGCGCGCCAATTATGCTACCATAATTTCTATGATATTTTACGCTGCCCTTTTGGGTTAATAATATCTTTATAAGATCTTGCTTTAACTTAGAGTTTTCAGCAACAGTATCTACCCCACCCCCCGCTACAAGCCTTAGATCTCCATTCTGTATCTTAAGATCGAACGACATTTATATTCCTATTAAATTAAACAATTAAACTTCGATATTTAAGTAAAAAATAATAGAAAAACTACTATCGCTGCAAAGCCCCAGCAAAGGCGGCCTAGGCATCGAGCGGATCGGCCGGCGTCGGCGGTGGAGTCGGCGAAGGGCTCCATGTTTCCATGAACGTCCTGTATACGGCATTTGCAAGAAATGCGACATCATTTACGGACTCAACTATTGATTTTCTACCACCCTCAATTGAGCTTCTTTCTTCAAAAAGATCAAATGTACCGTCTGGAAATTCTCTCTTCATATTTTCATATTGAGAATCGTTCAGCAAGCCTATCAGGCCGCCCTCTTCCATTGAGAAGAGCGCAATAGAAAAGGCCATAAGATCCAGAATTCCAACTCCCTTTTTCGTTCCCAGGATCAGCATTATATCCTCCATTGCACTCTCCGCCACCCTTCTTTGCGCGGCCACCCTTCTCTCTGCAGATGCAGTTAGCTTGCTTCTTATTGCATCTTGATTTGCTCCAACTATTTTCATCACATGGCCCATAAAATGAGCGCTTCCAATGTCGGAGCTTCTTTGGGTATTTCTCTGAAGATCTATTGCCAGTGGGCTCGACGCCTCTCCAAATAATGTCATCGCCGACTCTTCGAACAATAATGCCGCTCGGAGTTTGGTCTGCTCATCCGACTCTGGGGCTGGCGAAGATGTTTGAGCCACGGAAGGGCGAGAACTAGAGTCCACTCGACCATCCTCAGAGGCCGAAAACTGCGGAGTTCTCTTTATGTCTTTATTTTTCTTTTTCGCCCACTGAACCATTCCAATCACTGCGGACCACATTCTGGATATAACCATTGCCTCTACCACTCCCATGCTATCGGCGGTTTTATCTATGGTCATTTCTACTCCAAGGTTTATCTCCTCAGAAAGCGGGTCTCTAGAGCCGGCAAATGCTAGCGTTCCAGAGATTCTATCCATTCTCAGCCTTATAACTGCCTCCAGCAGGGTCGACTTCATAGTGGCTCCATTTATCGTCCTTTGGCTCCTCGGAAGGAATGGCTCGGCAATAATCTTTGATGGCTCATTTATGCAAGTTTCTATATCCCCATCTTGGAACGGTGGAAACAGCAGATAAACATGCTTATAAAAATTACCAGGCTCATGGAGCCAATCCACAGTTTCGGGTGGCGCGCCGCCTGTCAGTTTTAGAAATATTCTTTTCAGCCTTTTCTCGCTCAAGCCTGGGAGGCTATCTATTTCATTGGCGACCAAAATTGTAAAAACTTCGGCTCCGTCATTGAGCGAGCTTCCGGACGAAAGTAATATTTGGACCCCCGTGGCTGCATCGGTACGCGCAGCAAGACCTGCTGCCGCCGTAGCCGCCGCGCCGGAGTCGCCAGCCCCAATGCCCCTTGCTTTATTTATTTCGTCAGCTATGTTCTTCATCTCTTCTTTTTCGCTATCGCCAACCGGCGGAGCCTCTGAAAACGGATCCGAGCTGCTATTTATATAGTCAAATAATGCCGCATTACTAACTCGGCTCCCCTCTGCTTCCTGTCTTTTGTTTAATGTCCCCCACAGCCCGCTTGTCACGGATGCTCTTCCCACAAACTCATCGAAGTTCGTATTCTCCAGCGATGCTCTTCCGTCGCTAGATATATCAAGCAAGCAGGCATGACAATCATCTATATCATTTGAGCTTGGCATTCCAAGCATTCTCATGAATGCATTCTCATAAGACTCCATTGCGGCGGTTGAGTTTGGAATGGCCTCATTAACTACAGTATTTTCCCCATGTTTTTCAATTGACTCGAGGATTTCTATTGGCATCCATGATGACCTCATTCCTCTGAGCAGTTCCGGTAGATCTTTTGCGTCAGATAATATTTTTTCAATTGCCTGAAGCAGCGGCGCCCCACTCGCTCCGGCTGTTAAATCCGAATAGGCCCCAGAAACGCCATCCGAAGAGTCCGTAAAGCGATCCATAAGCCCTCTTGCTGCGGCAAGCTGGTTGCCCAAAAGGCCCCGAGCCATAATGTTGGCGCTCCTCAGGTACTCCTCTATGGGGTCACTGCCCTCAGGGCTTGTCGTATCGTCGCTCATACATTCCTCTTAGTTTTCAAGCTTTGTGCCAAAGCCCTGAGGGGATGGCTTCGCGCTCTCGGCGCTGGCATCTCTTGCATCATTTTCAAAATTAATACCAGATTTGACCTTTGGAGTAAATATTATAGTTAAGATTCTGTCAACCTGCATAATCGACCCGGGAGAAAATAACTCCTGAGCTTCCTCTGCGTCCGGAATGCAGTCTACTCCGAGATCCTCCGCGGACTCCGGAAATATGAGCCCCTTGTCTGCCCAGGCTCTTATTGGAATATCACAAAATGATGCAGATATTTGCACAACGCCAGGCGTTTGAGATGTAATAGAAGCAAAATATTTCTCACTCTCTCTGGAGATTATATTTCCATCTTCGTTTATCTCCATAAAGTACGCCCTAGACTCAGTCTTGTCTTTTACTATATTCAGCTCGACGTGGCTGGACCAGTCTCTTGAGATCGGAAAGTCCGCATCTTTAGAATCACGAGGGACTATCTCTATATAAACTGGCGAGCCGGCCTCAATCATTATCATATCTCCAATCCCAGAGGCAAATTCAGATGCACCAGTTACGGTTGGCAAATCAAAACTAACGCCATCTATTATATCTGGATCGAGCCTGGTCGGATCCTCTCCCAGTTCATCTCCCGAGTCTGCTAGCTCTTCATTTATTATCTTAAATCCGGTATTTAACGGATTAAACACCCAAGGACACACCCTTGTAACTGCATCGTCTATACACAGCTCTAGTTTTTTATGCTCGTCGTATACTTCTTCTACGTCGAATTTTGTTTCTCTAAGTTTTATCTGAAAATCTTCTATCGACTGAGTTTTATCGCTTGCTGCTGTGAGTATGTTTTTTGACTTTTCCTTTATATAATCCCTAAATGACTCTATACAATCATTTGCCTCGCCCACTATTGATCCGAAATCATCCGGCCAAATGGCGTCCATCGGTCCGAGGTCAAACAATGCTTCATTCATATCTGACACCTGACATGCCGAAGCTATTTCGTCGGCGCAATGGCGAAGATCTACCACATATAATCTTGGAAAATCAAGTACTTTTATCGTGTCGATTGCCTCACTGATTGCCTGCTGATCGTCGTCGGGACTGTGGTCGTCATCGGTATGCAGATAGTTGTAAGCACCGACCTCTGGGAACGGAGGGGCGAACTCATCGTTGTCTGCAACATCGGCGCCGAAGTCGCCAGGATAATCAGTAATCCTTGAAAACCATTGCTTGACGGAATCGAATTCAAATGTTCCCTCGGTATCCCAGTCGGGCTTTGTTGCCGGCTCGCCGGTATGATTTGCCAGAATCCAGTTTGCATTAGCCTGTTGTTGTACTATTTTCTCGCCCTTATAGGTGCCGCCTTCGCCCTTTTCCTCGGTAGTTCTATATACCGTAAAGTCATCTTTTGATGCTTTTTGCTTTGGAGCCGAAGGATGATTTATCATTTTAGCAGTTATAGATGTTATCTTGTTTCCAACGGTATTAATTCCATTTGGCTCTATAAAGTAAACATTAAATTCATCGTCAACCAAGGCAACCATCGGAATCCCCGGGAACGTCTTTTGATATGGGGTCTCAGTAAGA